ATTAATTAACAGAACCCAACTTTTCAATGAAATTTTGGTAAAATATATGATATTATGTTATATTTTTGTATTTGTGCATCTAATAATTTTATATTTTTTATGCAAATTATTTACATAATTATATTTTACCATATATTGGTTATAAGTAGTAATGATATTATTTTGTATAACAAAAACTCCCAATATGGTTGAATACTAGGAGTTTTGTTTGTCTGAAGCAATTCTTTGTTCTGTATATTGTTCTAACACATAATCGTGGAATAACTTTTCAACTGTATCTAAGTCACTGGGATGCAAATCCCCTTTCTTTCTGTCGAACATATCTATAGGTAAATACATACTTTTAGAAGCTCTAGCTGTGGATTTCATTTTCAGTTTAGCCTCTTTCCAATAAAATATTCTATAATCAAATTTATCTCTAGGTTCATGTTTAGTCACTTTAATGCTTAACACACCTATCTCTTCATCATTTTCTTGTAGCACAATAACAGGACGTGGTTTTAATACAGGTTCATCTTCAAATGGAAATAGGGCATACCAAACCTCTCCTCTTTTCGGATGTTTATTTTGTTTCGCTTCTGTCATATATATCGTCCCATTCATCTTCATCATTCCATTCATCGTCTTGAGAAATAATAGGTCTTCCCTTTGCATCTATTTTTATATTTCGCATTAGCATTTCTTTCAATGCAAATTTATTAATTCTTAAGCAATTTTCCATTTTAGCTCCCCCATTTCTTATATAAAATGCCCTTTTAATCTGTGAACTTGTCCACTTCTTTATTTTCATATTATCACTCCTTATCCAACTTTTCAATGAAATTTTGGTAAAATATATGATATTATATTATATTTTTCTATTTGTGTATCTAATAATTTTATATTTTTTATGCAAATTATTTACATGTTTATATTTTACCATATATTGGTTATAAGTAGTAATGATATTATTTCATATAACAAAAACCCCTAATATCGTTGAATACTAGGAGTTTAAAAATGTTGTTTGACAATTCTATTGATAACTTTATCAAAATCCTCATCTGTCATAACACCAATCTTTTTATACAATTTATTAGATGGAATCTTGTACAATTTATTGACTTTTACAAATGACATTTTATCAAGCCCAGCTTCTTTCCACTTAACTATAGGTTCTTTGAACTTATCAAAGTGTCTTGGTGGGTCTTTAGGTTTTGCACTAGTTATTTCAGAAATAGTGTACGAAGTTTCTTTATCAGTTACATTTTTATTAATTATTATGATAGGTCTGTTTTTTGCTTTCTCAATTTTATCTTCATAATAAATACGAACTATATAAATATCTTTAATATCTGCCATATATTAATACCTATTCTTCATCCTCATACCAATCTTTATGATTAGGATTATTAGAATCTAATTCCACCATATTGTCCTTACCTGTTAACAAGGTAAGTTTAGCACTAATTTTATCTAGTGCTGATTGGATTTCTGGAGTTTTATGAAATACTACTTCCATATTATCTGCTCCTCTCTTATGTATCTTTAACTTGTACACCTTTTTATTAAAACTTGTCCAACGTTGTATTTTCATATTAACACCCCCTACCTTATTTTTCAATAAAAATTCTGGTAAAATATATGGTACTATGATATATTTTTCTACTTAAATATAATTCACCAATATTCTAGATTGTAATTGTAAATTATTTATACAATTATATTTTACCATAAATTGGTTAGGGTTTGTAATAATATTACATACATAAAGCAGCGTGGATACTTAACATAAAATCACAGTTTTATTTACTTATCTTTTTGTAATATTAATTTATACATAATAAAAAGATAGCTATATAAAACTATCTAAACGAACTAAGTAAAATTGTTATAGATTGTACCAAGCTTATCCAAAACATAATTTTAATCGCCAAAAATTTTACTTTTTTGTACACAAAAACACCTCCCCCTCTTGCATGTTAACAATCTTTTAAATTAATAAATTTAATAAATTATTTACCTTTCCGCAAAATGGGAGGTGTTATCTTATTTACCGTAACGGTGTTATTTTATATTTGTTTAATTTACATTATATTTATATACTACAATAATTTATAATTTAAGTCAATATTTTTATATAAAATAATATAATAAATATTTACATTAGCTAAATGCTCTATAAATACCTACTTTATTCATTTCTTGTTTCATTCTTGTGATAATGCCGTTTCCTGCATCCTTAATTTGAGGTATAGCACCCTTATCTAAATTTCCTTCAACATTAATAAGATTATCAATTTTAAATTCAACAGGTTGTCGTTTATCTGCATTAACATTAGGTAAATTAATTTTAGGTAAATTTATCTTAGGTTGTTGTATGAATTTAGATATATTAGGTAGATAATCTTTTATATCTAACATAGCTTGTGTTTGGTCTGCATTTAGAACTAATTCTGGTTTTGTGTCAGTACCATCTAACCAGTGAAATCCTGTACTTGTATTCAATCCACCATCTTTATGTTTTTTATATTTACCTATTAACTCTTGGGCTTGTTTCCTCAAATCAGCTTCAGCCTTTGTATCACCATTTCTTTGTGCTTCTAAGAACTTTTCTATTAATGCCTTATATTCTTTAGTTTCGTAGATATTGTCCCACTCATATACGCCTTTTTCTATATTACCAAAATGAGTTATTTCAGTAGGTTTTTCTGTATCACCCATGATATAATCTTCATCATATCCTACTGCTTTCTTCCATTTTTTCTTATCTGATAGCGTATTGAAATGTTGCATTAAGTCTATAGCATTTTTTAAATTGTCACATATTTTTTTCTTAATCGTTTCGCCCATTACACCAAATATCTTTTCACTATCTTCACCATATTTAATTAAGAAATCCTTAAGTGTATCAAAGTTATTCTGCATAAGCATTTCTCTTGCTTTAGCGTATAAATTTTCTTTCTTGAGTTTTTCTTTATTCGCTCTCTCTAATGCTTTAACTTCCCTATCATATCTTTTTTTAGCTTCTTTGTATTTCTTGTTTTCAGTATCTATCTTATCCTTAATATTCTTCTTTTTAGAATCTAGCTCATCTTTAAGACTTTTCTTTCTTAAAGTAATATCCCTATCATGTTGAAATTGCTTAATCTCTTCATCTTTCTTCTTGATCTGCTCTAATAAACTTTCTCTCTTTGCTTTAGCTTCCAAAGAGGAGTCCATCAATAAAGCATCACGTTGAGATTCTAATTTAGATTTTTCTTTTTGCTTTTTATTTAAATCTTTATCATACTTGTCTTTAGATTCTTTATTATCAATTTCTTTAATCTTAGCATTATAATCTTCTTCATAATGCCTTAGCTCATCATTCCATAGTTCTATTTTTTTGTTGTGTTCATCTTCAAATATTTCTAGTGCAGTTTTACTACCATCTTTAATAAGTTTTAATTGTTCATCGTTAAGATTTTTTGCTAATAATAATTCTTTAGCTTTCTTTTCTTTAGCTAGTTCTAATTCTTTCTCATATTGTTTCTTTAAAGCACCAACTATTTTATCTTGCATATTAGACAACTCATCAAGTTGAGACTTTCTGATTTCTTCTAACGTTTCTAACGTTTGTTGTAAGTTTTTATTACTTTCATTAATCTTACCTTCGTACTCATCTAATAAGCTATTTAATAAATTCCATTCTAATGTATTTTCTTGCAGTGCGTTTCTTTGCCTAGTAATCTCGTTTCTAACGCCTATCATTTGAACTAAATAAGATTTTTGTTGTGATATTAGTTGACCTGTTAGTTGTGCCTTTTTAATATAGTCTACATTTTCTTTTTCATAAATATTAAAAATATCTAAATTTGCTTGCGCTAAATCTATTTGCTTTTGCTCTAGTCTTAATTGCTCATCGTAACTAGCTTTTTGAATTTCAACTCTTTCCTTAATAGTAGCATTTATTTCTTGTTCCATTTTTAATTCGTCTTGCGCCGATTTATTAAAAAGCTCCTTAGTGCTTTCATAGTCTTTTCTCATTTCTTGAAACATTTTAGAACCCTTGTCATATGCTTCTTTCCACTTCTTAGCTTTGTCACCACCACCGAAATCAATTTCTTTGCCATAATGTTCGTTGTATAGTTTATCCCATTGCACAGAATTCAATTTAGATAAATCTTTTCCTTTCATCCAAGACCATCTTGTCCAAATTTCTTTTTGAATTGCTTTTGATTTTTCATTAGCCTGACTTTGCGCTGATTGCAATTTTTTTACTTTAATTCGTTGTTGGTCTAACTTAGCATTTTCCTCATCTATGATTTGGGCGTAGTTAGATTTTGATTCTATTGATTGTAAATTAGCTATTCTTTGAGTAATATTAGTTATATTTTTATCCGTTTGTTCTATAGAGTTATTTATTGTTTTAATAATACCATCTATTTCATTCAAGGCTTGTCCTGCAAATTTATATTTAGTATTATCTGTATGATATTTTGATTTACTACCACCTCGTCCACGTGTAGAATGACCTCCAGAACCAACTTTAGAAAAATCGGCTGATTCCCATTTTGAATTTTTTATCTTGTTTTTAGTATCATCAATATCTTTTTCCATTATTTCTAAAGCTTTGATATATCCTTCTAATTGCTTTATATCACCCAATTTTTTCGCAAGGTCTTGTTCGCCTTCTGCTGACAAATCACCAGCTTTCCAACTTAAAAACTGACCTTTCATACTTTCATTCATTTTTTGCATAGCCTTTTTCATACCAGTGATACCCATTCCGGCTTGTTTAATCCACTGTTGACCTATATTACGAGTTAATATTCCATTTATTTTTTGCTTCGTTAACGCTATAGACTTAAAGTTATCAAGATCAATATTATATGCGCTTGCTATATTTTTAAATGCTGTTTGATGCTTTGCATAAACTTCTGCACAAAATGTACTATTCATTTCTAGTTTTGCGCCTATAGCATTTAGAGCATTTTGTTTTTCTTGACTTACGACTCCTTGCAATTTTTTATACAATGTCTTTTCATCATTTAAATAAGGTATTAATTCGCTATGTTTATCTATAATTTCTGCCAAGCTTTCAGCAGATAAATGTCTATTTTCTTTTAATTCTTTTAAATATCCCGTATATTCTTTAATAGAACTTACTGAATTTTTATACGCTTTATCTAGTCGTTCTTGCTGTTCTTTGATGTTTCCGATAGAATTCGATATTGCCGTACCCTCTTTGGCAATTTCACTACCATCAAACATTTTAATCATATTTGTTAAATTAATCTTATTTTGACCACTAGCTTTTTTAATTTCATCCTTTAAGATTTTAACAAATAAATCCGAATTTTTCTTTAAATATTCTTTATCTACAGATAAAGGCATGATTTTAGTTAGCTCGAGAGGACTCATCTTTAAAGTTTTAGCTAATGATAATATAGAATCAAAATACTTTTTTAAATCTTCCTGTTTGGGGTCTTTTAATTGTGCCACCATTTTAATATTAGAGTAACTGGGGTCGTTCTCTATTTTATCTTTAAATTTCTGAATCTCCACTTGTAACCCAGTAAAGTCCAAATTATTATCCTTATCTATGAATTTACTAAAGTCTATTTTTATTTCTGCTAATTTTTTTGTGAAATTATCAATATTTTTTAATGCAAATACAGCGTCTATACTAGGTTTAATTACTTTTAATTTTTCCATCATTTGTGCGCCTGTAGTTTTCATTTCACCTAATTGATTTCGATATTCTTCTGTTTTCCTATTCAGTTCTTCTTGCTGTACTTTTGTTAATCCTATATTACGTTTTATTTGTTGCAATCCTTCTATCGTATGACGGTAATAATATCCATTTTTATCTAAGTTACCACCGCCATTTTTAATCATTTCAGCTTGATGTTGAAGTTGTGCATACTTTTTTTTTAATTTAGCATATTCGCCTTGTTGTTCTTTTAATGTATCATTTCCACTATTTACTAACTTTTGATTCTCTATTTGATTTTTTTGTTTTAATAATTCAATTAATTCTTTTGTAGATTTAGATTGTAACTCAATTTCCCCAGTTTCAGAATTGATCCCTTTAATTAACTCTGGAAATTTATCAACTAACTGTTGTTTAATACTTTTTAATTTTTCTTGTTCTTCAGTAGTTAATTTAGTCTTCTTAGATAAATTATCATACTCCTTACCCTCTGTACGAAGATAGGTTATCATATCATTATTGGATTTTATATTTTGTTGTACTGATTTTTGTAACTCTTCATTAGCTTTTTTAGATTCCTTAATTCCTGTGATTAATTTCATTATACCTTCTAGTGCCAAGGTTATTGCTACAGATAATCCCAACGTCAAAGCCATTTTTAAGCCTTCAACAGCTATTTTAGCCCCTATAGCTTTTAATTTTAATCCTGCTAACCCCGCTTTTAGCTTATTTAGCGTTCCTTTGAACACTCCTCCACTTGCACTTGCACTAGTAAAAGCCAATTTTAATTCTTGTAGTGATTTTCCATTTATTAAAATAGAATGAGACAACCCACCTTCTATAGCTTTAATAGAAAATAAACTATTTTTAAATGTCTTGAATTTATTGCTTGAGGATAATAGAACGGTTCCTAAACTTACTAATGCTACATTTAATCCTCCAAATTTGTCAACTAAATTAAGTATTCCTGTACCCATATTGACTATTGATTTTAAAGCACCGCTATTCATTGAGTTATTAAATACAACTTCCCATTTTGCTTTAAATTTATCTATAGCACCAGACAGAGAATTTAAATAAGTTTCGTATTGTTTATTTGTTTCACCACTGGCATTCATTACCTCACTATAAATTTGTTGCGATCTTGAAACTCCATTTACATCTTTAGCAAGTCCTTGCATTAAAGCACTAAAACGAGATATTTGATAAACTCCTAAAGAACTTGATACCATGGCTCTTTCTTTATCATTCATGTCATTCCATTTACTTGCTAATTCTTGAAGTATTTCACCAACGGGCTTTAATTGTCCCGCCATTGCACCTGTTTTAACTCCGAATTTCTCAAGAGTGTTGATTGTAGCACTAAAATCTTTATTAACTTCACCTGTATCTTTTTTTACTTGTTGAAATTTGGCAAAAATTGTTTTTAACGATGTTCCGATTGTTTCCACATAATGTTATCGCAAAGGCTTTTTATCCTCTACATCTAGGAGTTTCCTCGCCCCTATTAACTTTCATTAATAGATTTCAGAATGTCAATTCATTCTTAGATCAGCATACCTTTTCACCCTCGTTTAACGTTAGGTATTTAGCTATTACACTAAACAAAATAGACTATATCTATTTGTGGAGTGGTCTCGTGGATGAATTATACGGTTGGACATTGTCTATTAACCCTCATCATCTATGCGTTGCCCCTGACTGATATTTCTATCATCAATCATATTACTATGATTTAGTACCTAAGTACGCCTTCGGTTCAGATTATCCCTTTAGGACTCCCTGCTTAATCCCACTCTTATAATCATTAGGAGTTTCCTCCTAAGACGGCAAAACTTTACCACTTTCTCTTGTTTTCTCTGAAACTATCGCACCCATTGTTGCCAATTCTTGAAGTGAAATTTTTCCTTCTTTAGCCATTGCACCAGATTTCTGAATTATAGCTCCTACTTCTTGGGCACTTGTACCAGACACGGCTCCTACTTTTACCAATACATCCGAAAGTTCTTGTGCATCCACTTGTAATGAGTTAATACCTGCCGTCATTAATTCAGTTGATTGGTTTATGTCTCCATTAATAACTTTATTAAACTTACTGAAAATCTGCATTCTTTTGTTTGTTTCATCTATAGCTAACCCTTGCCTTGTTAGTTCAACTGTTAATTTAGACATATCTGTTAATGTAGTAGCTAAATTTACACTCATTTTAGAGTATGACTGCATTAATTTATCTGTTTGCTGTTGTGTCATTCCAGTTATTTCTCGTACTTGAACCATTTGTTGATCTAACGATATTAACACTTGTACAGCCTCATAACACTTTTGAACTCCTTTATACATTGACCCCATGGTTACAGCCATAGAAACTGCTTGTTTAATGCTATTACCCATTCTTTCAAATGCACTAGCTATATGCTTGTTATTTACTTTTATGGCTTCACTATTTTGGTATATCTTTTGAGTATTTCTGTCTATGGTTACTCCATATTCTTTTATCTGATTATTAGTACTTTGAGTTGCTACAGTCATTTTTATCTGTGAATTTCCCGCACTATCTAAAGAACGCTTATAATTTTTAATTGAAGCATCTGCTCCATATATAGATTGAATTTGTGCTTTTATATAAGTATCATCACTAAACATTCCACTAGAAGCAAATCCTCTTTCTTGTCCTAGTTTTTGTATTCTCTTCTGTTCAGCTTGTGCTATTCTTTCTTCAGATTGTATAGCCTTTTGTTCCTTCTCTTTTAATGCTCTAAGCCAAATTTGTTCATACTGTTGGCCATTTAATCTATTCATTCTACCTTGTTGCTGAGCTATAGTTTCGTTACTACCAGTTATTATTTGTTCTATTTTCTTTTGCGTATCAGTTATGGTTCTTAATCTTTCTCGTTCTTGATTATAAATTATTTTTCTAGATGAATCATTAGCCTGTGCAATTCTATTAGATACTTTATCTATTTCTTCAAGGCCATTTGTATTTAACTTAATTCCGTTAGATTGTAATTGTCTTTGTAAATTTTTATAATCATTTATAATCTTATCAAAATTAACATTTTCTAATTTAATGTTTAATTTACAATCTTTTTGTAAGTCATTAATTATTTTGTTCAAATTTTGTTTTGCTTCTTCAAAATTAAACTCTACGCCTAATTGAATACCATATGTTTCAGCCATACTGTCTAATCAACTCCTTTTTGTGCAAAATAAAAGAACCCAATGTACATTGAGTCCTTTGGCACGTATTATATAATTTTTATCCCTCTACTTTGCATATATCCTATAAAGGCGTTTATTGCACTTTTAGTATTTCTTAATTCTATTTCGGTATTTTCAATGAAGTCTTTTGTATAAGGTGCAAATATGTTCTTGTCTTCATTTAACCATTGTGCAATATAATTCATTCCTACTTGTTCACCTTTTTGAATTCCTAATTTACTGCTACCCCACCATGATTCATGAGTAAGCTCAGGGTTAAAATAAACTTGTGCTATGTACATTCCATTTTCTTCTTTTACATCGCCTATTTCAATGGACTTCAATAACTCATAGGTTCTTTGATAACTATCGCTAGATGGATGTGAATATACTTTATCTAATACTTGTTTTTTTAATTCATCCTTAATAATTCTACTAACGTCATCTTTTAACGCCTTTATAGATTGTTTTTTAATCTCTTTTTCTAATTGAGATATATCAGCAAAATAAGGCATTACTCATCACCTAATTCTAATTCTCTTATTTGTTTTTCTAGCTCCTCTTTCTTTTTTAATTTCAACTGTCTTTCTTTTTCCTTTTTTAATTCTTCTAATACTCGTTCAGTGTCTACATCTTCGTTGTTTTCTTTTTTTACTTGTTCTATTACTTCTCTTTGTTCTTCTATATCCATATTAACTAAATTATCTAGTCCTTCTTTAGATGTCTTTTCTATTAGCTCAGGTATAATTATATTTAATAATTCTTCCTCTACATTTATTACATCTTCGCTAGGACTCATTAGTATCTCTACAATCTCAGTCTTTTTAAAATTCTCTAAATTAATATTAGTAAACATATTTAGTATTTCTACCCTATCATCTAAAGTATAAGATACTTGCCCTTTTTCTAAAGTTTCTTTATTGTTTTCTAAAAATCTAGTTATAAAATTACAAAAGCTTAACATATTGTATTCATTTAATTCATATATCTCTACATTACCTACTTGTTTTAACACCTTTACTTTTACTTTTAACTTTCTTTTACCCATAAAATCTTCTTTGTTCAATCTATTCATCGTTTTAAAAATCCTCCTTGATATTGTATTGTTGTTTTATTTATCATATCTTAATCCCCCTAATCAAGCACATTCTTAATATTTCAATCTTTTAAACTAATTCCCATTGACCAATTTCTAAATAATCTTCAATATCCCAACCCTCATACCAAACTAAATACTTCTTATATGTAACTATTCCTTCTTTAACTCTTAATGTACCTGTATTAAAAGTATCATCAAATATTTCACCACTATTAATATCATAGACGCTTGCTATTTCATATCCCAAAATCTCATCCTTATATTTTTCTATTATTTCTAAACTATCTGTATATGTAACTACGTTGTGTAATTTACCCTTCTTATCTTTGTATCTCCCCTCAATTATTAGATAAATTGTTTTTACTTCCATAATTAAAACCTCCTATTTATTTTTTGGATTTGTTGGTTTCATTTACCTTATGAATATACTATATCACCCATTATATATATTGTCAAATATATATATTATATATTTTATATATTGTTTGTTATATATATTGAATATATTATATAGAGTTGGTATACTATATAATAAGAAATAGTTATATAGGAGGGTATTATGAAAATTACAATAGATACTGTATTAGAAGAACAATCAAAAACTCGTTATTGGTTAGCTCAGCAAACAGGTATTACATATCCTAGTATAATGAGAATAGCAAATAATAAATCTACATCTATAACTTTTGACAACCTTCAAAAAATCTGCATAGCTCTAAATTGCACACCAAACGATATACTCCAAATTGACTAAAACTAATAACTCACCATTATATAATCAATCTATTTCTCCGCATAACAAAAAGAACTACCTTACTATGAAGTAGTTCTTTACACATATTGGTGTTTAATATTAATATGTATTGTATCTCATCAAACAATTTAAATAATATGCATCTAATTTTATGAATAAAATTCGTTGATTATTTCAATAATTTCATTTTTAGATGGTATACGATTGTCGTCCTTTTTATAATAAACAGTTAATAAAAATATTGTTTTTTCATTTTGTATTACATAATAGATGATTCTATATCCATTTGATTGCCCAACACGAGTATCTGTATTTTTAGCTCTTGCTTTAAATGCATCTTCACCATTTGGTAATTTAATATCATTTATAGTATCTCCCACTAATACCCCTTTTTCTAGTTGTTCTACTACAATATCGACATCATCATCAATATGTTTGTACTTACGTTTATTAATGTAAAATTTTAAATCACTTATAAATTTGTCTGTAGGAATAACTTCATAACACATATCCTAACCCCTATCAACCTTGTTTTTCTTTTTTTAGCTCCTCCCGTACCTCTCTCCAACTTTTTTTAGATGAATTACCCTTTCGTATTTCTTGCATTTGTTGCAAGCTTGTCCTAAGAGACTCAGCAACAGTACAGTATCTTTCAACTACTTCCATACCTAATCCCTCTTTCTCTCTATTTTCTTTATATCTAATCTTTTTTAACTTATACACTTTCTTATTGGAACTTGTCCAACGCTGTATCTTCATGTTACCACTCCTTGTCCCGTTTTTCAATAAAATTTTGGTAAATTATATGATATTATGTTATATTTTTCTATTTAAATACAATTTACTAAGATTCTAGATTATATTTGTATATTATTTCCATATTCATATTTTACCACAAATTGGTTAAAGGTCATAATGTTATTTCTTCGCATAACAAAAAGAACTACCTTACTATAAAGTAGTTCTTTACATATATTTATATTTAATTTTGGTCTTCGGTAGCTTTAGTATATGCACTTTCATTTCTAGCACTAGGCTGATTCAATTCTAGTATTTCATCTATGGAAAATTTAATTATATCTATTTTTCCACCATTTTTTTCATATTCTGTATATGCACTCTGTATGTCTAAAAGTTGAGACGGCTTAATCCTTCTATGATCTTGTACTAAAAAATCTTCTAGTCTCTTATCATTTTCTAAAATATATAATCCATCTAATTTTACAAAACTTTGTTTCCAAAACGGTGGCTTATAATATTCAATATTCTTATTAGATTTAAACCCTACCTTATATTGTTTTCCATTTAAACTGGATACATTTAACATTTGTATGTATTCATCATTTACGCTCATAATTAAAAAAGTTCTAGGATAATTATGCATTCCGCCATCTGCATAATTTAATTCTAACCATAATCCTTGCCCAGTCTTCATTAATAAATAATCAATCCTTGTGTAGAATCCATACACACTGTGTAAGCTATATCATCAGCAGGGAATCTTTCTAATGTTTGACGGATATTACTATCAGTAATATTAACTTCATTGGGATCATAATAAAATTTAACGCCATTTATCTCTATACATTCTTCATCACTTACATTGCAATCTTCATAAGCTGATAATATTTCTCTTATTAAATTTAAATCACATTGATAATTATTAACTATTTCATCAATCGGTATAATACCATCTTGTTTGTCATAGTTACCATTACCTCTTTTTGATTTCTCGTAATGATCTTTCCAACAGGAATGTTCATGTGTTAATTGTGATAATTCCCTAGCGTCAACTTGTCCAAAAATATTGCTTGTAATATTTAAAACTTCCTCTTCTTCATCTGCTAGAGTAATTGAGGACTTTCGTGCTGTTTGTATAAAATTATTATAATTGTTATGATATTCTTGTCGTACATTTTCAACTACTACACCGTGTTTAAATGCAGATAAATTATCATTAAATAAAACTTTATCTCTTTTCACTAAACTGATTAATTGTGCAAAATATAAAAGCTTATTCAACTTCATATTACCATTTCTTGTATCGCAGGGTTTATAGCCATTTTTAATAAACCATTTTGCAACGTCAATAGCTTGACACATAGTTTAATACCCCCTTAATGTTATTAAATGTTGTTAATTTTTTAAAACCAGAAATAAATATCTAGTTTTATATATAGAATACGGTACATCTATAATCAAAATAATAATTATTTTAAGTTATAATAATAATACCTATTAATAACTTGATTGTCAAATTATTCTTAAACTACACACCAAATGACATACTCCAAATAGACTAACATTAATTTATAATATTAATTAGTGAATATTTAACAATCAATCTATTTCTTACCATAACAAAAAGAACTACCTCATTACAAAGTAGTTCTTTACATATATTCATATTTAATTATCTATAATTATTTATTCTTTGTATGTCGTTATATTTACCGCAGCTTCATCAAATGATTCTTTGACGTATTGATATTCCATACACTTTTGTTCCAATAATTTAAAATTGCAACATCTATTAGATATCTTTTTATGTTTTCCTGAATTAACTATACTATATAACTTCCTTGCTTTGTCTTTAACTTCTTGTTTACTTTTATTTAGATATTTAAATTGATTAAATAATAAATTTTTATAACTTTCCTCTTGTTCATTTATATGGAATGGCAATAAATTCTCATCACAAACTGGAATCATATTATTAAGATTAACTACGCCTAGTTGTCCTTTTTTTATTTTTACACAATCAATTTGTTCATCACTAATATTTTTGTGTTTTTGTTTAGGTGAAGACATAGGAGCAAAATATTTAAAGTCATTAACGTGAAATACTATGCCAGTATATTTTCTAATACCTTCATGAATCTTTTTATTTAAAGCTACATTAGTATCAAAGCTTCTTAAATAAGTAATATAATTACTATCTATCATATAAATTTTAATCCCCATATTTTACCCTCACCAAATAATAAAAATGGGTAACTAAATGTTACCCACATACGACTTTTTTAGCTCCTCGCTTATACAGTGGAGGTTCACTGACTTTTTAAAACCCCATTTATACGGAAGAGGATCTCCGACTTTTTTAGCTCCTCGCTTATACAGTGGAGGTTCACTGACTTTTTAAACTCTTATATCTTATAGTTGAATACACATAAGATACATATCATCTCACGTACCTTATGTATAATATTACATATAAAAATACAAAATGTCAATAATCTTTTGCTTTAATTTCATATTTATCAAAAGTCATCTGAATATTGCAAATTAAATAACCTATTATTTATTTAATAATCAATCTATTTTTACGTATAACAAAAATAACTACTTAATTAAAAGTAGTTATTTTTGTTGTTATGTGTTCCTATAATTTTTCTTACTTCAAGATGCTAAATCTTTTATTTAGCATAACTATATTTTATTTATTTTTATAAACTATTTAAATATCATTGCTGTAATCATAATTTGTCTATTATTAGGAGATATTTGCATATCACTTATATAATAACTATTATTTCTAGGAAGCAACACTTCAAGTTGTCCTGGGAAATAGCTAATAGGGTCTATATACCCTCCTTTTGATCCATTAGTTACTTTAAATTTAGTAACAATTGGTCTTCCTCCAAATTGCGCACTCATTAATGAAGTACTAATATATCCATATTCTGTTCTATCCTTTTTTAAAAATTTCGCTTTAACTTGTTCAAAAACAGTTTTATTAATTGTTCCATCTTTATTAAGAATTTTATCTTGAAATTCTGGACCTAAATAAGCAGGGTCATCACCTCTAAAAAGAATAATATTTTGAGGCATCTTCATCTTACTAAAAGATTGATCAATTAATTTAACTTTTTGTAATATATCAGCAGGTAATCCATTTTCATTCCCTTGATTTGCTCTTAATGGTCCATTGATCTTACTTGCATCTCTTGTATAAAATTTTATAGCTTCTTGTTCAGGTTTGCTTAGGCCATATTTTTTATATTGAGCATTTCCCCATTTTTTGGCTTCCTCAACATTGGTAAATTCTGTGAAAGTATCTGCATATGAACCTTTATCAACAGTACAAGCATAACATTTTTGAGGACTTTGAACTATACTCGTTGTTACCGGAGCTATTACCCCTGCTGATAAAACTAAACATAAAATTGACTTTCTTATCCCTTTCATAAAACCCCTCCTAAACTAAATTTATATATACATTTTACCATATATTAACATTTTGTAAATAGCTTATTGCAACTTTTTAAATATATTTATTTCTAATAAAAATTATTTTAATAATTTATTATGAGTACATAATCTATTTTAAAATACTTTTAGTAATATATATTTATTAATCTTATATATTTGTTAATATTAAATATTAATGATAGTACAATTATATTTTTTTACAGAATAATACTATATTTTTCTTTTTATAAATTTTATTTTTCACTATATTTTAGATTATATCTTAATAAATTTTAATAATTGATTTTCTTGAAACCCTTGATATATATAGAACGAACAAACGTTTAGTATTGACATGTTCCTATATTTATTATATAATTTTCATTGTAAAAGTTATGTCAAATATCGTATCAATTACGACATTTACTGTTGACTATAAACAACAACTTTTATCTTAAAATCGAACAAGCTACAGATAGGAAATAAATTATCTTATTATATTTACAATAAATTTTATAATAAAATTTTTATAAAATTCCATAATAAAAAAGAAGATCATCAGTGTGCGAGACTGACAATCTTCTAATATTTTTGTTGTTGAATATGTTGTTACATTGGTGAGCATTGGATTATTGTAAATACGTTACATTTACGTCTATTAAATTTATTTAATAGTTCAAACCAGCTCCATTTATTATACTTGAAAATTTCAATAAATAAATTAAACTCTTCAGGTGTAAACAACTGTAAAAATTTTTCTTCCATTAACATTTTTAATTTTGTATACTGTTTAGACTTGTACGCTTGTTCTATAGCTTTTACGTTTACATCTCCTCTTAAGTTATTTTCTAATAAATAATTTCTTAATTTATATAATGCTATAATTGATTCTCCTAGTGAGCTATCGTCTAGTAAATATTCCTCGAATAAACAATTAGATAATTCATCTATTACTAAAAATGTTTTCATTGCAAGTGTTCTTTTATTTAAGTATTTATCTACTATTGTATTATTAGTTTTTTGTTTGCTTTTAATTTCTGGAGTATTATTTTTTTTATATTCCATTACATATTCCTTCCCCTCTTTAGCTTTTTAATAAAATAGTTAACCATTAATCCCCCTTTTTTCATATATTTATAATAATATATTATCTACTACACCAACTATTATAATATGCGTAAATACAATATTCAAGTCCATAGCTGGGTATAAATTCTTAATGTTCCATATATCGTACATTTTTATTCCATATTTTTACACTTGTTTTTGTCAATTTTTTGAATGTAAACTAAGTCATGGATGCTCATATTTAATACATATGCTATCTTAACTATATTCATAAAAGTAGCTTTTGAAGGATTTCTTATAATATTGTTAAATGTAGTTCTAGGTATCCCTGTTTTTTTACATAATTCAACTTGTGTCATATCCTTTCTTTTCAACGCATATTTCACATTAGATTCTAATGTATAATTCCTATAAATAAAATCATATTCATTGCTACACTCCACATCATATCTACTATTATACACTTCTCTTACTATATGACTTTTGTCATCTATTTCCTCTAATGTATGTAGTATGTCATTCAAATCATTACATATTTTTATGAATCTATCACTTAAATCTTTTTCTATATTACTATTATGTTCTATGTTCTTTTTTATCTCTTTAAAAAATTTTTCACTTCCAAGTTTGTTAATGATCTTTTGTACAACGTCATCTTCAAAATACTCTAATAATATATTTATTGCTAGTTGTTTAACATCTTTAGATACTATCATCTTATCATTTGCTGTCATTCATATATCCTCACATTATTATTTAATATGCTTTTTCAATACATTTTTTTATCATATTCTTAGCATTTTGTTTATTAAAATTACCCTGTTCATCATTACATGAACCTTCATTCTTTAATATTTCATTTACCCATTTATAATTTATAATATCTTCAATTGAATCTACCAATGTAGATGTTATTCCAACTTTTAAATGTTTATGGATATTTTTATTTTGATGATCTTCTTTACATTCTATAAAATAATCATATATATATTCTTTTAAAAATTTTTCGAACTCATCTATATTTTTCATTGATTGTGAACTATTAGTTTCATCTAAATATAATATATATTTTGCAAATTGAATTTCATATCTTCCTTTAACTTCTCTACGCCAAAAGTCTATTATTTTTAAGATATATATAAATCTTATTTTATATTTTTTCTTTTCTGTAAGTTTTCTTTCAATTTGATATTTTATAAGCCCACCAATCCCCTTGTTTTCTCCATTTCTATTAGCATTTATATATCCATTTATTCTACCCCTGTCCATATGATTATTCCCCTTCTTGTACACTGTTTTATGGTAAACACTTTACCATCGGTAGTTAAATATGTCAATTTATTTTCTAACTATTTGTAAATATGTAATACATTTCGTATATTGAATTTATTATTCATATATATAAATATAATTGCAATATAATTAATTTCATATAACATATTATTTTATTATCATAAACATTTTAAATTTTATTTAAAATTAATGTTATTTTTGTTGCAATAATTATCTAAAATGGTATAATATAATTAATCGTATCATACATTAGTACTGTATGTTTTAAAAGAACATTGATAGACTACGACTCTGGTTATCAATGTTCTTTTAATTTTGTATATTTCTATATCTTTAATTGTCATTTATTAAATATTCTAAATTATCTTTATCCAAATATTTTTAATAAAAACACATTACAATATTTAATATAAAGATAGGACAAACTAATTAGCTTGTCCTAAAATAAATTATTCTGTTGCTTCTTCTTTAGCTATAACTATTGGGGTTTTAAATTCTTTAATTACGTTGTCATTAACCTTACTCCATACTTGTTTGTTAATAACATCAAGTTCTTCATCTGTTAAACTTGGAAAATGTGATTTTAATATTCTATCCATTTCATTCTTTTTAGCTTCACCAGACTTTATTAGATCCTTGAAATTATGCTCTAATAAAGTGTATACTCCTTCAGCCATATACATTGCATTATTATACACTTCAGCTTTTCCTTGTTGAATTGCTAAAGCCTTCTTTTTCTTTATAAATGATTGTATTTGTAATGTTAATTGACCTACTAACATTATTACTATAGCAAATATACATTTTATAATCTCATTTAATAATTGTTCTTTCATATAAACTTCCTCCTTTTATATGTATGGATTTTAATTGATTTACCTATTATCTTGGAGATGTAGCTTTTTTAGGTATCCATGCTTTTACACCATTAATATCTAATAGATAAAATTCTAACTTTTCATCTATTGCAGTAATAAATTGATCTTTATAAAAATACTTGGATATATTCACAAACCCATCTCTAATTTGTATTGCGGGAGAATCATAAATCATTTTTAAAGGTAGTGGCTTAAATCTTCTATCCTCTAAATTACTAAGGATTTTATTCCAAGTACTCTGGCCAACTATTCCATCCGCACTTAATTCGTTATTTCTTTGAAATGAAATAACTGCATTTTTAGTCTCTTGACCAAATATACCATCTGCATTTCCACAAGTATATCCTAATTTATTTAAATTAGCTTGTAATTGTTTTACTTTATCTTCTTTACTTCCTATCTTTAGCAAACCAGAAGAACTATTAACCGATGCATTAGATATTTGACTTTTGAAATCATTCCATAAACTAGGCGAATCCAACATTTTTCTAGGGCAATACTTTTTACAAGCATCGTAGTGTTTAACTACTCTACTAGCAGGTATTTTAGTAGTAGATATTAAATATTTAGTTAACTCAATTGCATTTTGTCTTGCTTTAGAGTAATTACTGTCTTCATTGACACATATTTCAATGCCAATAGAATTTTTATTCCCTATTCCACCAATTGGAGGAGTTCCATATTTAACACCTACGTGACTAGCTACAGTCCAATGTTCGTGTACTTGTACTATATTACTTTCATCTACATAATAATGTGCTGAACAAGATAAATTTCCATTTGCTAATGCTCTCGCATGGCATAAAGCGTTAGCCCCTTTATCTTCATTGTCGGTTTCGTGTATAACTATCCATGTTGGATAATTAACACCACCTTGAGCACCATTACTAGTTATTTTTCTAATAATATTAACATCCATGACAGCGCATCTCCTTTCTTCAAACTCTAAAATTAAAAAATAAGGGAGAACCTTTTAGCTCTCCTAGTTAATTTCAACTATTTCTATATTTCCATTATTTTTGATGTATTTTATAGTAACATTATCTTTTAATTCCTTGTCTAACAGCTTAAAAGAAAAACCTTCTATTTGTATACAATTACCTTTGATATTCTTACTATTAAAGATAATTGTATTTATATTTTTCTTTTTTTTACTATTTATTTTCTTACCGTCTATACTTTTTTCTATTGTGTTATCCTTGTTTTCTACTACAGTATCCATAATCTTATCAACACCTTTTATTCTTCGTCCATTTCTATGTCAAACACAACCATGTCTTTACCATTTGAAGGTTTTAAACACTCAAAATCAAATTTAAATGTTGAAGGATCTCCATCACCTTTCATATTTACACTAAATTTTCCTTCTAATTTAGCCTTTGGTATTGTGATGTGACAAGGTCTATCAATTCCGTCCTCTGTTCTGAACAACGTATCTGCTTCCAATGCAAATGTTTTAGGAAAATCATCACTTGTAATAGTCAAAGTAGTGACATTTGCTTCTGACATGTAATAATAATCTATAAGTATAGTTTTCCCTACTAAATCTTCATGAACAATAACTGTTTTATTATCACTCTTATCTATATCATATTCTTCAGATGTGGGACTTCCACTTGATTTTGCCTTTGTTAGTTCTTTTGATGGAATAGTACCGCTAATATCAGATAGTGCAACATAAAATATATGTTTCTTATCTACACTAGGTTCATGAGATAATATTACTTTTTTATTCTCATCCACCTCAAATTTCTCTTTTTTATGTATAACTTTCTTTTCTCTGCTTATCTTACTTCCTGAAAGAACAGCAAAAGATTCTGGAGATAATAAAGCATCTTCATTCTTGAATTTTACGTCCTTCTTTCCGCTCCATCCTATGAGCTTAGGCATACCCTGTCCACCGACCGCATACACCGTATTAGACCCTACTTCTATATTATTCATTTTTAATGTTTCTAAATATATTTTAGGTTTTTTATTTGCAATATCTTTTATAACAACATTGCATACTTCTCTTGAACCAAATCTCATAAAATTTCCTCCTGTTTAATTTATTTTTTTTATAAATGTAGGATTTTCTCCTTCCATTTTTGCACCATGTAATAATGCTTGTATATTTACATCGTATTGCTCTAATATTTGAATTCTTTGAAATTGATCGTTAAATTGAAACATGTTATAATCCCATACATCTAATAGGTTAGTATTATTATTGTAAGAACAATAAATTGAAACCAAATCAAATAATGTTAAATTTAAGTTCTCTTTTGCTTTATTTAACTTTTCCTTACCCTTCTTCAGCTTTTCTAAAATTTCTCTGCCTTTTTTACTTTTAACATTGTAGCCATCTTCTTTTTTTTGTTCTATAGAATTTTGCACTTTAATTATTGTTTGTATACTTTTAAATATGTCATTTGTAATGATATTTTCTTTCAGAATTTTATTAACATATATTTTATTATCAAAAAAGTGCATTTTACTTCTTAAAAATAATGATAAGGCATTTAAAAACATAATTTTAAAATTTGCATCTTGGATACAACTATTAATTATAAAATCTAATGTAGTAATATTAGCTAAAGATTGATAGTTATATTCAATATCCTTTAAATCTATGCATATGTAGTTCAAAGATTTATTATAAATATCATATCCTAATGTAGTAATTTCTTTAAGCGTTAGAGGGTATATAGTTATTGATTTAGTTATACTTATAGGTATATTAGCCAGTGTTTTTAGCTTGATGTCATCAACGTCTACTTCAACTAAATTAGCATTTTTATTCATAGCTATCTGAAATCCTTTATGAAATATCTTAAACTATATCCAACCATATCATTAGTCATAATTATATTCCAACTTAGCTTATTTAGATCTCCTACTCCTAAACCATGCGCTCCTGTCAAAGTCTTTTGTATCTCATACTTAATTTCTAAATCCCTTCTGCCTTTATTAATAAGAAGAATATCCTTGTCGTTACTAACTAATATATCTATTTGTAAGGTAGAGTCTTGGAATACCCCTCCTTGTTCTCTACCATCAATCCAATTTACATAAATACGGCTTCCTTTAACCGTAGTTGTATTTATATCTTTTGGATAAGGAAATATATATTCATTAATAATAGGATTTTTCTTACTTATTTCAATACCTTCAGCCTTAAACGGTTGATTATTAGGGATAGTTAACAATTTTAATAAATTTTGATTATCCATTAATGTATAAACTACATCAAAAAGATATTTGTTTAAAGTACAACTATCTTTTAACTCTAATCCATGTTTAAATTCACTATCTTTATAAGTTGTAATTGGCATTTAATCAACTCCATTCTATTCAGCTAATAAAGGTTCGGTATAGAATTCTAATAGTCCCATTGAACTTGTATCTGAGCTAGATATTAAAGTCTTCATTAATGTCATCATTTTAGCTTCATCTACAGGCAAACTTTTATATATATAAAAATCTTTTAAATTATCATATACAGTTAGTAAAAATTCACCTTCAACTACTTTTACAGAATCTTTTAATCTATAGATTACATCAAAGTATTGAAATCTTTTCTTAATCTCTTCTAATGTAAGACTTAAAGGTTTTGTAACTATCTTTTTAACAGTTTTAATTATGGTTTTAGTTTTCACCTCCCCTTCTGGACTAATAACAGTTGCAGATAATTGACTTACAGTAGGTGCTTCAACACTTCTTGATTTTGCTACTATTTCAGTATGCTCATTATCTTTTGAAGTATCATGTTCAGCAGTTACTCCTTTACCTGAGTCTTCTTTTGCCTTATTTTTTTCATCTTCAGTCTGAGTGCCTGCCTCTTTGCTCTCTACCTTACTGTCATTTTTAACAGCAGGTTGCAATTCAGTCATTGGAATACTATTATCAGGAACTTCTTCTTTCACTTGTTCCTCAACTTCAACTTTCTCAGTTTTAGCAATTACTAAATAAATAGTATTACTAGCATCAACGGCAAATTTACCTATGCTGGCCTCACTATCTATTTCAGCCATAGGTATTTCTTCAAGTTGTTTACCGTCGTTATCAAATATTTCTACAAAATGATTAACAATACTTGAATTAGGCTCACAAATTGATGGTAATGGTTTTAATTTTGCTACTGCTACATTTGTATAAGTTACAGTATCTAAACTTAGAATATCATCCTTAGTAATATGCCATCTTTTCTTTTTTCCGTCTATCATGTACAACACCTTCCATTTGTTTTATTTTTTTAATTTGTTCTATATTTATTTTAATTATAATCTGATATCCAAGCAGACATAATCTCAATCTTTTTAATTTCTTCATTGTCTATTCTATTTTTACAATGTAACAATACTATTCCTTCATCTTGATTACGGTTTGCTTCTATAGTACAAGTACAGTTTTCTTTATCAACTTTTATAATCTTAGCTAATTTAGTTTTTTTACCATTCTCATCAGTTAAAGTGAATTCACATACATCATTATATGGTTCTCCATTATCTACAAATGTAACTTTATATGTAGCTTTTCTACCCCATGCTAATATTGATTTACCTTGGATTTGAGTTGTAAAATTATTAGTTTGATTCTCTAATATATGAACATCTACCGTCTTTTGAATTCCTTTATATTCAATTGTAAGCTGACAAGTTCCATATTTTAGCCCTACTATTTTATCATCTTCAATTTTAGCTATTTCTTCATTTGAAATAGTGTATTTTAATGTAGGATCATCAACTTTTTTATCATTTTTGAAGCATTGAATATCAAGAGTTGCAGTTGTCCCCAAAGTTGATAAAAGTGGGGTTTTATTTAGTATTTTAAAATCATAATGGTTTTGATATTTATAATAATCTGCTATACCTAATTCAAGATTATCAGTATTATTATTAAACTCATCTTGTTCACACATTATTTTTAACAACCCTTTATCATCTTCATTAATAAAAGTAACTTTCCAACAATGTCTATTAATTATTAATCTCATATCTTCATATATAGTTTGAGTCACTTCATTAAGAGGCAATATAATACTTTCTTTAGAATTACCCCATTGTTTATATTTATCCTCTGTAACACCTGTAGTATACAACTGTTCATTGTTTATCAATGCTACATGTGTTTGAATTTGACCATCTTTAGATATCCATTTTAATAAGTGATTAAATTTTCTCATTTTAGAAGTATTGTAAAATGGATTATCTTTATCTATATCGGAAATAACAATATAATCTTCATTCATATAATTAATCATATGTCCTCTACTAATTTCAATATCCTTAGATGAAATTACATATCTTTCTTCCTTAAATTCACTAGTAGGATTACTATGGTTTCTTACTATAACATTTTGTTTATTTCCTTCAATTAATACATTTGTGCCTTCGGACTTTAATTGTTGTTTAAATAATTTGTACGCGCTCCATTTTACTTTATCAACCGTGGAAGAACGATAATTACTATAATCTTTCATATATATCATACTCCCTAGTTATAATCAAAATTTTCCATATTGTTTAGCAATTCATTTATTTTATTTCTAGTCCTTGCCAAAGTTGATTCTCTTCCTTGTAATTGTTCTCTGTAGAATTTCTGACCAACTTCTTTTTGAAATGGTTGCCATAGTTCTTCAAATTCAATTAGTTCATTTTCTAAATATGAATATCTTAAACAATAAGCTAATAATAATAATTGTGTATTATCTAAAGAAATATTCACTTGTTCTTTTTCATCATCATATTTTAAAGTAGTATCAGATTCATCAATTGAAGTGTTGTAATGTATAATTGCATTATGTATCAGTTGATACTTACCTTCATTTGACTTTGGTAAATTATCCGTATCTATACCACAATTGTCAAGAAAACAAGTGAATATTTCATCATAAGAAGTATATGAGGTCACTTAAATCACCTCACTTTATTATTTTTCATACATTTCTTTTAAATTGTTGTCAAAGAATAAATCAGAATTTTCATATTCTAATCCTGCCCATTCACAAATTACTTTTCTTTTAGCACTAGAATCTATTCCTTCATCAACTGCAACAGAAACAATATATTTTTTAACATCTTCTGCAATTATTTCTGATTTACCTTCTGTTAATTCATTTAATGCTTTTTTCAAAACTAAATGATTACCAGTAGTAAATAAATCAATAACTTCTTTTCTAGTCATAATCGAACTTTCTGCTTGTTCGATCTCAGGAATGTTTTCCTTAACTAATTTAATATCTTCATCTTGTGTTTCCTTTATTATTAAAGCTCCTGTTTGAAATACTACTGTTTCATTTTGTAAATAATCAAACACATCAAATGGTACAGGTCTTTCATTTAATACAGTACCTTTTGTACCTTGCCATGTATATGTAGTAGTAGTTCCATCATGTGGATAATTTACTATAAAAGGTGTTCCTTGTTTTCTTATTAATATAACTTTTTTATCTTCCATTAATATCTTCCTTTCTTTTTAAATAATTTTAATTAAATTTTAAAGAAGGGACATTAATCCCTTCTTAGTTGTTTTAAATGAATTATAGTTTTATTGCTTTATCACATATATATCCCATTGCTTGTCCTGTAAGTAAAGTTACATCTAATCTGTAGTCAATTTTCATATATACAGTTTCATTTTCAATTGATGGCATATCTTGTGCAGTTCTTAATCCACCAAATTCAGTGATTTTAAATGGTGATTTCTTACCACCTGCCAACATCACTCCTTCATTCACAGGTAAATCTACTTTGGAATTTTTATCATCTATAAATGGATTATCTGTAGGTATACAAGTAGTTCTTGACACTTTATCTATATTTATATCTCTTAATAATGAATTCTTTAATTCATCTGATAAAAATATATTTTTAATTCCACCAACTTCGGCAGAACCTTGTGCCAAAGCTAAAGCATCTATCAAATTAATATCAGCTATTAGAACAGGTGTTACTCTACCATATCTTAAAAGATTATTTTCTATAGTTCTAAAATCTGTTAGTTTGATATTTGATCCATCCCAAACTTGTTTCGCTGGAATTTTAACAGCTTTGACAGCTTTTCTAGTAGCTTCCATTATCTTTTTGAATAAATATTTTACTTTGTATTCTTGAACATAATTAACCGCATTTCTAAATTCATTGACAGGATCAGAAATCATTCTATCTATATTATAGTAAACACCAAATTGATGGTTTTCTGGTCTCGCAGATATCTCTTGCATATAAGGTGAAATTCTTACAAAGTCTACTCCTGAAGCAGTAGCACTTAAAGCCATAGAAATTCTTGCTTGTTTTTCTAATACATATTTTTTTGTATCATATCTACCTACTTTTGAATAATCAGATACTGCATCTAATATAGGTTTAATTTGTGCTTCGGCTTGTTTATCAGCGACCTCTACTATTAAAGCATTGAAACTTCTTAACTCTTCCATATTTCTTACTTCACCATTTGAAGTAAATACTTTACTACATAAAGCTTTTATAGCTTCTTCATCTGATAATATAGTTTTACCTGTTTCATCCTTCTTTTCTATCATTTTATTGTTATAAACTCTTGTTGCTAATTCCTTCATTTTATTAAAATCCATATGTATAAATCCTCCTTAGATTCATGTTTATATTAATTGTTTGATTTAATTTCATATTATTTGCATTCTAACCTTACTGTTTGTTTATCAAAAGCAAATCCAAAATCAGTATTTACACCTACCACTGCAAATTTATTAACTGCATTAGCATAATCAGCGTGTGCAGATTTTGAATCTGAAATTATGTATTTTTTCTTTGTAGAATCAAAGTGCGCCACCATTCCTTCTTTGGCTTCCTTTGTTCCTGCGTTTAATTCTATTGCAGATGTTTCAAATCTAACTCCTGTTTCAAGTCTTGTGAGTCTTACCATTTCATCTTTTTCATTGAAAAAATCTGCATAAGTTTCTCCCTCCATAAGTTGTTCTTCCTCAACTGTTGTTAATAGAAACCCTTGATTCTTTACATCTGATAGTGGTTTACAAGTTAAATTACCATTCTCATCATAATCTCCTAATTCAACCAATGTAAAATTATCAACTTCATCTTTTTCTCCACAAACTAATTTTGCACCATTAACTACATGTTTTGACCATATAGTATTTAAATTTCCCACTTCGTGATTTCCTCTTGAATACATTGCTTTGTATAATCTTGTTGCCATAGTATTGCCTCCTTTTAATTACCATTTAATTTTAATTTATTTATACTATTTTTTAAATCCATAAAATTCTTCAAACTCATCTACACTTTTATTTAAATTTTCATTGTTTGTACATGGCTCATTTATGGAGTTTATGCTTAACTTAGGTTCTGCTGTTACTTTATCATCTGATTGTATTGGTAAAATTTTTGATACAATCATATTATTTAAAGAGAATTTAGCTTTTTCAGCTTCATCTTCTTTAGAATTTATTGATTGTTTAATTAAGTTTTGGACATCTTCTTTTTCAAAATCTTCTAAAGCATCTACACTTTCAAATTTCTCTTTATAATATGTAGTGGCGCTATTTAATTGTTTTTGATATTGTTCCTCATGATACTTGTCCACTATTGGTTGCATTTCTTTAACCTTTGCATTTAAAGAAGTTAAAGTATTTGTTAATTCATTAAACTTTTTAACTGTAGATTGGTCTTCCTCTTGTTTAGATGTGACTTTAGAGTTTAATGATTTAATAGTATCTTCTTTTGAGTTTAATTGTTTTTCTAATTCTCCTATTTTATCATTAGCAGTTTTTAATTCAGTTTCTTTTTCCTTTAAAGCATTTGTTGATTTTTGGACTTCTGATATAGCTACCCAATCATCTGAGTGTTTAACTTGTACCTTTTCATCATATGAAATAGTTATATTTTCGTTTTCCATTGTATAAGATACTTTATAATTTACCCATTCGTCATTTTCACATGTTTCATATACAAAGTAATTTTCAGTTGGGTATATATCGTAATTACTTACCCATACATTCCAATATTCATCTGCTGTCATTACTTTACTTAAAGCATCCATTATCTTACTTCTTATATCTCCTAGAGATATTGAATTAAGAGATTTTATAAAAGCATTTTCCACAATCTCATCCTCCTTGTTTGTAGAATTATTTTGTTTTTTAATTACTTGATTAATAGCTTTGTTCCATGTCTTTTTTTCATTTAAACTTAATAATTGTGCTGAATCATATGCAGGTTCTATTTCTATACAATCACCCCTGTCTTCTGAATTTAAAAGTGTATGAGCTGTATATAAAATAGGACTTTGTATATGTTCAATTCCGTCTATCATATTGTAATTACAATATAAAAATTCAACAGACATATGTATTTTGACACCATTGTTAAGCCATTCCATAAGTAATCCTGTAACATCTTGATATTTATCATCATTCCAAATGACTACGTCACCATACAACACTCTTTTGATATTACCATTTTCATCAGTAAAATCATCAATATAAACATTTTCAATAAAACCTATTGCAATAGTATCTGTAATTACAACGTCTTTACCATTTCTATTTTTACCTTCTTTTTCTTCATGTTCTCCTAATGCATCAATGCCATTGTTTTCTTCATTACTAATATATTTACATACAATTCTTTTACCTATTAAAGTGTTCATATTTTCAGCGCAAACTTCTTCGCTAATAATTTGATTATTCCAAGATTTTCCAAAATCATGTATAATAACCGTACCTTTTAATAAAGTAGGGTCTTCTTGATTAATTTCTATACTATTAAATTGTGCTTTAAATATAGATTTCTTTTGTTCTTGATTTTCTGCCATTTATCTTATCACCTCCTTCCAAAGATACTAATTTAGTTATCTTTTTAAATACCATTTTTTAATTTCATCTTTTGATTTGTCTTTTAATTTACTAAACAATTCATCTTCTATAACTAATTTTTTACCATTATTAGATATTAAAATAGAATTATTATTTTTAACTATTATAATGTTATTTTTCATTTATAACTTCCTTTCTAAACATTTCACTTAAATGCCTCGTTCCTTACTTTCTATAGTTGCATCACTAGAATCAGAATCATCTAATTTAGGATTGCCTATATCATTCCCATCTTTACCACTTAGTACATTAGTATTCAGTGGTGGCATAATCTTTTCTCTTAATTTTAATTTCTCTATTTCATAAATAGATTCTTCAAAATATTCTTCGGAACTTATACCCAACATATCTAAAACATATTTTGCAGAATATCCTTGTGCTTCTAATTTAATCAATGTATCAAGTTTCTTTTCTCTCTCGATAGGAGTATCTTTATTATATTGAAATATATAGTTACAACCTTTTTCTTTTCCTAATATAATATCTATAAGTTGATTATATATTTCCTCTATAATTTCCAACATTACACCTATCTTTTTATAAAACACATCTAGATTTAACTTAGCTGAAGCATAGTTACCTTTCGTACCATTAGTTAGAACTCGAGAATAACCTGTAGCGTTGGTTATATCATCATCAATTGATTCATATTTTTTAGGATCTAATGTTTTGTCTCCGTTTTTAATTTCTGGAAATTCAAAATCTGCAAAGTCAGGCATAGCAATACAAGCAATACCATCCTTGTCTTTGATACCTTTTTCTAATGCTCGTTTAACTCCTGCTAACACCTTTCTCTTAGCGCTTTCTTTGACTTTTGCATCATTATCATCTTTCCCTCTGAATTTTAACACTGCCATAGCTTTTATTATTTTATCTGCTATTGATTGTTCTAAATCTCTAAGTTTTTGTTTGTGTTGAATATCAAATAAAGTTTGAGTACCATAAGGTATACCTAATCTTTGATTTCTACTTAAAGTATGTATTCTTGCAACTAAAGTTTTATCAACAGGAAGCATTATATATCTTACTTCATCTTCCTTATCTCCTTTATAATCTTTCCACTTTTTGTATTTAGCTTCTGTTACTAATGGAGATAAATTTTCAAACATTAACTTTCTTTCTAGTTCCGACATATCATCAAACCATTTTAAGTCTATCACAGCTACCATTTTCCCTTTAGCTCGTCCATATGGGAATATATAATTTAAATTGTTAAATACATTAAAATAAGGTTCTCTTTTAGAACCTAACCATGTACCAACTAAAGTACCACTATGAGCTAATTGAACTAACAAATCTCTAGTCAATTGTTTGTGTTGTATTTTCTTTTCTAAATAAAGGTTTATTGTAGATAAATCCTCTTTGTATTCTTTGTCTCTTTTTAATACTTTTATTTGATAATCCAATGGAGGTAAACTAAATATTAAATCATATAACTGAAATACATTCCCATCAATAATATAGTAATAAGTTAGCAAATTAATTATGTTGTTAATATATTTGTCAGGATTGTTAAACCATAATTGTAAAGTATCTAAATTAACAGTTTTTATCTTACCATTATTGCATAAATCCATTACAAAACCATCTATAAATGCATCAACTACATCATCATATGTATTATATTGTTTTTCTAATTCATTTATATGTTCTTGCAATTGTTCTATTTGCAAAGATTGCTTTTCTATTGTTGTAGATTTATTTTGACTTCCTTTTGTTCTTGCCAATTTGTTTATTCACCTCCCCTTGTTTTTGATTGTTTTTAATTTATTTATGTATTTGTTTAAATATAATATACTAACGGGTCTTCGTCTTCATCTTCTTCATCGTATAAATCTTTTTCTAACAATCTACCTAAGTAATTAGCAAATGCTATACTAGAGTACCTGTCTTTTCTTGCTCCACTTTTTTCTTTAACTTTTATATATCCTCCAACTATATCAAATTCTAAATTAACCAATTCGTTTAATAATGCTGTTGTTTGCAAAAACGGAGTTAATATTTTGGATTTTTCTTCTGGAGGCAATTTTTCATATTCTTTTTTTTCACTTAGCATATCTTTTGCTTCTAATTCATTAATAAGTAATTCTATATTTCCTTGCTGTAAATCAGTTCTCAATGCTGTTGCTAATTCGTGATTTAACCTTTGTCCTGCTTTAATACTAAATACAACTGGTAATGGATTAGGCGACAACGCCCTCTTTTTCATTTCTTCGTCATTATAAGAACACCAAGCATCATATTCTATATCTCTTTTTTCATCATATAATACTTTAACACACTCATCATATATAGCCATACCATTACCATGACAGTCAATAGCAACATATGAAGCTTGAAAATCATTAAATAATTGTTTTAATCGTATAGCTTGATTTTGAGAATGTTGCCCTTCCATAGTTTCTATATAGGGTATTTTTCTAACATACCTATCTCCGCTAGGAATTAATCTCATACAAGTAAACACAGTAGCATCGTTTTCTGATCCACCCATTAAAGCACAGTCAACACCTATTATTCTTATTTCTCCACTTTTTAAATCTTCTTTTTTTTGTTTCTTCTTATTTGAACTGTAATCGAAATTATTAACAGGATAAAATGCTTTTTTTAATATTCTATTTTTTTGTATGTCATCTAATTTAAATAATGCATTTTCATTCTGACCATACATAACATTTTCATATTCCATTAAAAATAATATTGGGTCAAAATCAGATTTCATTCTTTCTTTTTCTATTCTCTTTTTACTTAAAAGTCCATGATGTATAGCTAATAAGTAATCCAATGCCATAAAACAAGCATCCTTACCCTTTAACATTAAATCTCTTGTGGATTGCATAGCCCCCCACATCCAATGACTTCCTTTATACCAAGCTGAAGATATATAAATTTCAACATTTTCTTCTGTTAAGTGTTTATATTCTTCTTTCTTTAGATAAGGTGGTTGTCTAAATACATTTAACATTGGTAAAAGAACTGACTCTAGTATTTTCTTATCTATCATTCTGAATTCTTCTAAAATAATGCAATTTCCTCTATATCCTCTAGCATTTTGTGTTGACGGTACTGCCGTTATGGTGCTACCATTTTGAAATACAACTGTTGCTTCGTTAGAACTAGATTTTATTTGTTTGATTTCTCTAGCTAAATTAGGATATTGCATTAATTCTTTTTCTATTTTTTCTGTTATAATTAATTTTGCCTGACCCTTCGTACCTGATGCTAAAATTATTTTTGAATTTGGATAAAGTACAGATCTTGCACAACAATAAATAGCTATAGTAAAAGATTTTGATATTCCTCTTGAAGCAACTAACATAAATACAGTGTTTATATGCATTAAATATAATATTATTTTCTGAAATAAATGCAATTCTATTTGAAAATACGATTCTACAAATCTATGCATATTTAATCTGTAAAAGGTAGTCCATAATTTCATTTTGTATCTCATTTTTTCATTTTTACTCATATTGTCTACAGCATTATTTACCTTAGCATTTTTTTTAAATATATCTTTAGTTTGACTATATTTTTGGTTATCTACTTTATAATTTGTATAAGAAGCCATTATTCACTTTTCTCCAAACCAAATATTTTTTTAAACGGTCTAACAATCCATTGAGAAAAATACTCACATATACTATCAAAATCATTGAATAGTGGTTTTTTATCAAAAATTTCGCATGGCTCGTCATTTTCAATCATCTTAATCCATAATCCATAAGTAGACAATCCTTTATCATCATTAGCACCTGTACTTTGTATAGGTTTTATATTACCATCATTGTGTAATTTAGATGATGTTTCCATAAGTTTATTAAAGTTAGTTATATTTCCAGTCATAAATTCTTTTTCTGCTTGTAAATGAACTCTTGCAATATTTTTATATAAATTTTTTTGAACAGGTGTATCAGTGGCATAAGATTTAGTATATTCGGAATAAAAATTATCCAAATATCTATAATCATCTGTAGTAAATCCTTTACCCCATCTTTGCTCCCATTTACTGATATTTTCTACATTACTGCGTTTATCATTGTTAACTGCTTGTATTTGAGTATTTTTAATGACTTCATTATCATATAAATCAGTATAATTAGTATCTTTCCACGTTAAATCTTTATATTGAGGCAATGAAGACATTTGCTTTATATATTCGCCCCAAGTATCTTTATCTGAGTTTAAACATTCTTCCCATTTTTCTTTGATGAAAGGTTTGTTTAATACATGTAATATAAAAAATATAGATTCCATATCATCATATTTAACAACATCCTTCATACATTTCTTACCTATTGCAATTCTATTATTTATATATGGACTTATATTTTGATAAAAATTATTCGTATTGTATTTCCTCTCTTTTCCACAACATAAACAAATTTTATAATCATCTTTATCTTTCTTTTTTAAATTGGCTTTAGCTTGTGACTTTTTAGCTACCATTATTTATCACTTCCTTTTTACTCCTTCCTAAAAATTTGCATAATAAAAAGAAGCTATATTTAAATAACTTCTGAATTCTTAAATTTCCCTATGGGATTTGTACATCTTATAATTATCCTATAGATATTTTATTTATATAATCACAATTAGACGTACCTATAAGATACGCCTTATCTAACTATATGTATAATATTTAAATTCTATTTTAATTTATTTATATGTAATATTTCTTTAATAGTTTTCTTATATAATCTAGTCCTTTTTGATATACTACAGTTTTAACATTTATTTTAATTTCACCGTTAGGTTTCTCAAATTCTTTTTCTATAATTTTAAAATATTTACTATCTACAAATTTTTGATATGGTGTATTATTACTCATTAATACATCATGTTCTCTAAGAAATTTGAATAAATTATTTCTACCTATGCCCATATTTAAAACTTTTGCACATTCACCCATATCTATTGTATCTTCACTTTTAGTTACAGCATCATAGAATTCAGCTTTAGGTAGCATGATATAGTTTTCTTCTTTTAATTTTTCATTTTCTTCAGCCTTATCAGCTAACTCTCTCAATGCTTCTGCATAAGTTCGTGGTAATCGTATTTGATTTTGTTGACTTTTAATATATTCTTCCATTTTATTAAAAGCATCTATATATTTTAACTTCCAATCAAGTGCTTTTGATCCTGTAAATCCCATAACTAATAAACTAAATCCGTCTTTTGTTAGCAAATATTCCTTTTCCTCTCTTCCTCTGGAAGAAATATATGTAGATTCAATAAATAGATTTTTCACGGTGCAATTTTGTACCATGAGATTTCTAATATCTCTATTTACACTTTTATTTTCTTTATTAAAATTTCTTGCAATTTCTCTACTACTTACTACTAATTTTTCATTTTGGTGTATAATATTTATTAAATTTTCCATATTATTTCACCTCCATTATTTTTTTAAATACTTTTCCAATGTTGTAGGCATCTGTATCTTCATAATCACATCTAATAAATGTACAACCTAATTTTTTACTAATATAATCTTGTCTAATTTTATCTAATTTCTTATTAGTGGAAATTTTATGTTGCCCTTCATCATATTCAATAGCTAATTTTAAACTTGGAATATAACCATCTAATCTATAATTATCTACAATAAACTGTTTTTCTAAAATTAATTCCATTGGTTCTAACGCTTGCTCTAATTTATTCATAAATTCATCTTCAAATCTATTAGCTAATATTATTTGTGTTTCTTGTGTAGAATTATTGTTATACCATTCTATTAAAAGTTGTAGTTTCTTTGTTTTACGACTTTTATCTATTATCATTTTAATACCATCTATGGTTATTTTATAACATTTTCTTTCTTGATTGTTTTTATCTTTATAAGTAGATTCTATAAAGAAATTAGATGTTTCCCCTTCGGCTAAATATCCTATATAAATATTAATATCTCTTAACAATTTGCTATGCTCTTTACCTACCATTGTTGCAACATCTCTACTATCTGTTAATAACTTTCCACCTTGATTTATTACTTTTAATTCATTTTCCATAACACCATCGACCTCTTTCTTTTAATTTAGTAATATATAATCTCTTATATATTCCAATTCACATTCGACTTAATATAATTAGGCATACAAAAAAGGACTAGAATTTAATCTAGTCCTTTTAGAAAATATATTACCAAAATTATAAAAGGGTGGTCGAATACCCATTGCAATATACAATAAAGTAGAATTAATATCTCTATTAACTCTACTTTTCAATTTTCATTTTAGTTAATTTTCAAAGTAAATAAAATTTAGTTTTTATCTTTATTCAATATTTCCAGTTGATCCACAACTACTTTTTGTATTTGTTCTAATAATTTCTTTTCATTTTCAATATCTCCGTCTAACATTTCCAATTCGCTCTTTATTATAGAATTCCAAATATCATAGTAACCGTCCTTATTGCTTATTTCTAATTCTTCCTTTAGTTCATTTGCAACCTGTATTGTAGCTTTTAATATTTCCTTTTGTTCTTTTAAATCTCTTTGTTCAATGTCATATTCTAAGAAGCCTTTTATTCTATTATAATGTTTATCATAAGTATCTTCCTGTTCTTTATCTGAATTGTATTCTTTTAATGATTTTAAATCTATTTTATCTCCAATTACTATAAGGTCTTCATAGTCAAAACATCTTTTAATAATTTCTTTACCATATTCACTTAACACACAATCTTGAATAAGTATATTATTAGCTCCATATTCATCGTACAATTCTTCGTCTTCATTGGTTATAAAGTGAATTATAAAATCACTATCTCCACATTTGTAAACACTATAATAAGGATATTGACAATCTAAATCAATGCTAAAATAATTTTCAAAGTCTTCATCTTCATAATCACCGTATTTTAATATCTCCCATGCAGTTTCATAATCACATAAGAACATAACTTCTTTATCTGTATTAAAATAATTCTCCATTATATAATCTAAATCATATTCTTTTATATTTAATATTTCCATTTAATCATTTCCTTTCTGTTCATCATTTTAATTTATTATCTACTTCGCTTAATTCTAATTTCTTTACTAAAATAGCAACTACATATATTGTAGTTGCTTAATTTAAGTTGTTTTATTTTGCACCTAACTTACATCCTTTCTACGGTATTTTTATATGTATATGTAGTCTAATAATTAGACTTTTAATCTTTTAATATGTATGGTTTTAATTTAATTTTATTTGCTTGATTTAAAAAATCCTCCAATAATACTTAATACTACTGTTACTGCTAGAGCTATTGGAAAAGTTATAACTTTGATTGCAAAATAGACAGCTATGAAGTTCCATAATATCTTTATTAACCAAGCTGTAAGACAATATCAACATGTTATAACAAGTGTTGTTCCGATTACGAAAAGTATTTTCTTCAATTTATAATCATCCTTTCATTATAAAATTATAGCATAATCCTCTTTACTATTTAATTCTTTTAATATTTCATCTATTGATTTTGTAATTATGTACTCATCTTCTATTAATTTCTTTACTATAAATTCTACACCCTTTGGATTTATTAAAGTTTTAGGATTAGCAAACCCAAAACTATTTGTAACCATTACAACCTTGAAGTATTTATTATATCTTTGAAAAGGGGTATTACCTTTCATTAGTATCTTTTTGTCTCTTAGCCATTGAAACATATTGTTCCTACCTAATCCATTAATAGATAGTACTTTGGAAAATACCCCCATATCATAAGCATTGGCTGTACTTGTAAAGGTATCACCTATTATTGCTTTTGGTGTCATATCTTCTATAACAGTATTAAGTTTTTCATTTTCTTCGACTTGCTCTACTAATTGTAATAACGCTTCCTTATATGTATGTGGAAGTTTAAATTGATTCTGTTTCTCTTCCATTTCATTAAATCTTTCAACATATTTAGCAGTAAATAGTATCCCTTTTTCACCATTAAATTTATTGGCTAAAAATTCACAACCGATACGAAAAATATATACATTTCTATTTAAATGTAGACATTTATACTATGACACGACTTATGTCTTATGATTTTCGTCTTGTGTCTTCCTGCTTCAACGAATCTGGGTTTGCCAAAGCTACTACCATTTGATATGACTCTTAACAGGCTTAAATTCCGTAGTATCGTTACGTACATATTCAAAGCTTAGTTTAGGTTAAGCACTTTGAATTTGGTAATTTGCTAAATTAATACTTGCGTTCAAATCTCTATCCATCTTTAAGCCACAATTACAGACATATAATCTGTCTTTAAGCTTTAAATCTGATTTAACTTGACCACAACAACTACAAGTTTTTGATGATGGATACCATTTATCAGCTTCAACAAATTTAATTCCATACTTCTTACATTTGTATTGAATTTGTCTTTTAAATTCATATAACTTTTGATTAGCTATAGCTTTAGATAAATGCTTATTCTTCATCATACCTTTTATATTCAATGTTTCCATAACAATTCGAGAAGGCTTGGTTTTCACTATCTCATTGGAACATTGATGCAAATAATTTGTGCGAATATTTTCAAGTTTTTTATATAAATTACGAATTATTCTGTTTTGTTTTTGGATATTTTTCATATCTCTTAAAGGTCTTTTATAAATCGGTTTTCTATTCTTATCATAACTTTTAATATTAGCTTCGAGTTTATGACTTATCTTTCGCTGTTCACGTTTCAATTTCTTTTCAAGGAATCTAACTCTTTTAGTTTTATTTATATTTTTCTTAAATTGACCGTCTGAACACACAGCTAATTCTTTTATACCAACGTCAATTCCTAAACTAACATCAGTTAATTTGACAGCTTTAAATTCATTGTTATATCCTATAGATATAAACCAATTCATACCATCAAATGATATTCGTGGATTTGAATATTTTTCACCTTTCTTTAACTTTGGTAATGCTTGATATGTTTTTACTACACCGATTTTTTCACCTCTAAAGCCATTATTTGTTCGCTTTAGACTTTCATAATTCACATAAAAACTAACTTTACTTTTTCGCTTACTTTTGAATTTCGGCTTGTTTGCAACACCATCAAACCATCTTTTTCTAGCTATGTCAGCATCTTTTACTGCTTGTTTCATTACATTGCTTCCAACTTCTTCAAGCCATGTATGAGTAGTCTTTTTTAATACATTATTAATATATTTTCTGACTTCGCTTTCTTTTATGGTTTTCTTGTCTTGTTTACCTTCAAGATACTCTTGGTAGTGTCTTTCACTTTCTGATAAAAAATAGTTATAAGACCACCTTGCAACTCCTGCTGACTTCCAAAATAAAACCTCTTGTTCTTTAGTTGGCTTTAATTTTATTTTAATTGCTACTATCATTGTTTTTCACTTCCTCAATTAGACGCTTAGTTTTTTTAGACCTTTGACCATATAATCTATTTGCAAAAACTGTAATGATTTGAATTAAATCATCTGTTAGTTCTTCCTCTTTAGACTTTTCTGAATGATCTATAATTTCAAGTTCAACGTTGTTTATTTGACATAAATATTCAATTAATTCAAAGCCAAATCGAATTAATCTATCTTTGTATAAGATAACCACCTTACTTACTTCTTGGTTATTTATCTTATCTATCAATTCTTTTAAGCCCTTTTTCTTATAATTAATTCCTGAGCCAATGTCTTTGATTATTTCAAACTGATAGCCTTTGGCAATCATATAAGATTTTACATTGTTTACTTGATTCTCTAAGTCGTCCTTTTGACTTGGTGTACTAACACGACAGTACCCCACAACTAACTTATGTGCATTTCGTTCTTTTCCAAAGTATTTCAACTGATCCGTTGAATAATACCTAGTTCCTCCAGAAGAAACATGAGCTGGAAGAAACTCTCCCTTAGCCTCCATTCTTCTCAGAGTAACAACATTAACGCCTACACGTTTAGCAAATTTACCAATGGACATTAATTCCATGTACTCACCTCCCTTTAGTATAATAATATATTACACTTTTTAGAGAGATATGTCAATATTTTTTATATTTGTATATATTTTTCTTATTCACTATAGGTCGCAACACCTATAGCAGTCTTTCTCTCACGAGTAGACCTCTCATACTTTCATATGAGCGTAGACTATATCTTCATCTCAAAAGAGATGCGGTATTTTTCTTCCACCGTTGGCTTGTGGCTTTACTCTCCCTCAAGGAGATAGTCGTTGAAGGTCTTCCATATCTTAAAAGACTTAGGAATTTCCCTGCTAAACATCCATTATTACAGCATTTAGCACCCAACGTTTTCTATATGTCACGACCACCCTTTTATAGAACCTAATTGGATTTTATTTCAGCTTATGCCATCCTTACTATTTTTTCAGCTTTCGCACCGTTACGCTTGTCGTTTCCAACTTCGCTTTGGTTGTAAGGCTTTAGGAGTTAAAAGCAATTAACACCGAGTATGCACCATTCACATGATACACAGGGCTTCCTGTTATAAATCTATTTTTCTATACATATTTGTATAGTTTTGTTTAGATTTGTTATAACAGTTTAATTACCCATCTTAGTTAGCAAATAGCATTTGTTTTCTTTACCACTTTTATCCTTGTAAGTTGATTCTATAAAATATTTACTCAAGGGAAAATTCCCTTTAGTTAAAGTTGGGATTATACCTACTTGTTTTACTCTTCCGTCTTTATGATATGTTCCGTCTAATTTCTTTAATACATCAGAATGTAAAATATCCATCATCTCAGCAACATCTCTACTGTCAATTGTTAATTCCTTACTGTTTAATGTTTTTAACTCATTACTCATATTATGATTCCTCCTAATATTTTTAATTTAAATAATAAAAGAGTCAGCATTTCACCAACTCTTATTTCTTAATGGTAGGTAATTATCCCACAAATTAAGAGGATATGATTTCTGCATGTTTCACAACATTCATATTATCATCAATTAAATATCCATTAGGAACTTACCCTAATATTAGTTAATATTTAATCGTAACTATCAATATTAAATTTTATATGTATATTTTAATTTATTTATGCTATATTATTTAAGTTATCATTTATTAATTGCAATCCTTGCTCAGTTATTCCAATATTCTTAAATCCACCATTATCATAAATCTTAAAGTATTCATCACCTTTGTTATTAACTTCTGTAATAGTTTTATGTATATAACCATTATTTTTTGCCCATCTTGTAATCTGTCCTCTTTTAAGGTGAAATGACTTTGTAGCATCTGTAATACTTGCTATTCCGTTTTTATCTAATCTTTTCTTAGCTAATGCAACAAGTGGTTCGTCTTCTTCAATCTTTTTAATTAATAAGACTTTTTCCTCTTGTTCTTTTATCCATGCTTTAGCTCTTTCTATAGGGTCTTGTATTAGATAACTATCAGTTTGATTTTGTTCCATCTGATTGAACTTTTCAACGTACTTAGCCGTAAATAAAATTCCCTTTTCACCTTGTTGCTTATTACCCAAAACCTCACAACCTTTTTTAGTTACAAGATAACATCTATAAGTTTTATTATTACCTTTCACTTTGTAACTACTTTCTATGAAAAATTCTGAAAGACGGAAATTCCCTTTTTCTAAAGTTGGAATTATTCCCACATTTTTACCATCTGTTCTACCTTCAATTTCCTGCATTAATTCATTATGTCTTTTACCCATCATTTCAGCCACATCTCTACTATCTAAAACTAAACCTTTACTATTGTTTAAAACTGTTAAATTATTCATAACTTATCAACCATCCTTTTATAATATTATTTTTATGGTGTATTTTCAATTTTTATAAAGCAGTTACAAATACACAAAGTTATCAGCAAATATTAAATTTAGGAAGGTTGATATTGACGTATATATAAGTAACTTGTCCTATATATACCATATCTGTATGGAGTAGTCTTTTGATAAAGGTGTAACTATCTCAAAAACACCTATCTACTATTTAGTAGATAATATATTGAATTTTATAAATACTAAAAGCCTACCAAAATTAATTGATAAACTTTATATTATTTATAATTTTTTTAATTTAACTATCATTTTAATATTAGGGTTTATCCCATTTCCATAAGATAAACCCTAATATTACGGGCATCTACATCCCAAGCTTACCGACCAATATGGTAGCATTTATAGCGTTAAGCTAACGGTCATCATTTAATACCCAGTTTATACACTTGATTAGGTGTTGGCATAGGTAGTAGGAATCGAACCTACATCAATAGTTTTGGAGACTATCATGTTAGCCATTACACCATACCTACATATTATTTTAAATTCAATCGGCGTTAAGCCTTTAAGGGAGAGAGGATTGTGTGAGATTCGAACTCACATCTCTGATTTATTTAAGGGGAGGTGTATACAAAACCAGTATTTTACTAACTTAAACTAACAATCCATGTTTCCTATGAAATTAATCATAGGAATTTAATTTTATTCTTTTTCAGGTATTTCATCTGATTCAGTTTTTTCTTTAAATGTTAATACTCCATATTTACCATTGAAATATTTAACTTCATCTAAGTCAGTTAACAATCTAAATTCTGTATCTTCCTCAGTTTGAAAATAGATTCTCCCATCTTCAATTTTAAAATCAGCTTCAACCTGTCCAATTGTATTCTCTGTTCTTTTAAACTTAACTAATTTCTTTTCTGCCATAAAACTTCATCCTTTCCATATTAAATAATGTATAATTATTCATTTTAATGATAGGGAAGAATAAACTTCCCCATATGTACTATTTATTATCTACTATTTCTTTAAGTTGTCTACCTGCTTTAAATACTGGAACTATCTTATCTTTTGAAGTATAAGTTTCACCTTTCTTTGATCCAAAATTAATAGTTCCTGTTCTGCCTTTTTGTTCTCTAGTTTCAAAAGTTCCAAATCCTATTAGTTGTATCTTTTTACCTTCTTTTAAAGCCTCTTTAACACTTTCAATAAATGCTTTTAGTGCTAGTTCAGCGTCCTTTTTTGTTAATACTGCCTTTTCAGCCATTGAGTTTACTAATTCAGTTTTGTTCATAAAATATTTCTCCTTTCATGTTTTAAGTCTCTTGGACTATTTGTATTTTTTTATTTTTAATTTTTAATTTAATTTTATTAAAATGGGGAAGATTTATACAACCTCTGGGTTTTTGTAAATATAGATACTACCTGTCCCCCTTAGAGGAGATTACGTTTTTAGGTTATAAAAGTGCTTCAAACCCTTATACGCCAATGGTTTCATTGTATTTTCATACAATCATAATTTTTCGTAGACACCCTTCAAACGTAGATATATCAAGGGTTACAAGGCTTGTTTAAATCAAACACTTTTACGTTTCTTTCTATTATTAGCTGTCTTTTTTATATTTATTTCCTTAGCACATTTTGCACAATACTTAATTCTATTATTCGATACTTTAATTCTCTTACCACATTTTTCACATTGAATTGTGCCTTTTAATTTATTCTTAATATTTAATTTTAAATTTTCTACTATTATATTACCAAAGCACTCCCATAATGTAGTTTTGAATTTGGCTTTTTTATCTCCATATAAGTATTTAATTAAAACATCTGTTATATATACTTCATCATTATAAACTTCTAATAATTGATTTTTAATATCTTGATATAAGAATACTACATTATCAACTTTTCCGTCCTTGTTCTTACCGATTAAGAAAGGTTTCTTCAAATCTAATTCGGTATATTTATCAATTATTTTCTTATCCATTTTCACTTTTTTATTATGCATTAACATATTATAATCAAATTTACCTAATTGTGTATTTTTAAAACTAATTCTAGGATTTGGGATAGTTTTTTCTAGCCTATTAACCACACTATTATTAATTGTTTCAACTTTACTATTATCTTTGTCTTTAGCATATATAAAAAAATGAGGTACTTTTAATTTAGTATATTGATTTATTATTTTTTTCATTTTCTTTGGTCTTTGAGGTTTATATAATGTCTTAGCGTACCTTTATACCCTCGGTTTCCCGATATTTATTAGGGGAGTAGACTATATCTTCACCCTATGTCTATTCATAGGCTTTTCAGGACTTCTCGTGTATGGCACTTCCAAATAAGGAATTTCACCTTAAATGTACGGATTTCATCTCCATTTAGGAGGTATATCCTAGTCGTTTGACCCACAAATAGATTTCTCTATAAGCTTGGCACAGGATTATCATACCTTCTTTTTATAAAAGTGGCTTTAGATTTCCCCTGTTAGCATATATATTAACTATCATTTCCTATAGCTACTAAACGTTAGATATACACCCTAGATTTCTAGGTTCACCATATTTTCTATATATATTACTATATAAAGCGACTAAAATTTAATCGATCGTGAAATTGTTCTCCATGCATAATAGCTTAATTACATCAAGATTAATATTATCACTATTCCATATCTTACTTATATTATTACTAATTTCACCTATATTTCCTCCTGTGTAAGCACTTTTCAATCCATTGTATATACTTTGACTATTAATTATTGTAGGTTCAGCTTTTCTCATATTGTAATACAAAGGAACAATTCCCTTCATATTTCTTTTTGCTACTTCAACAAGTAGTGGTTCAGCACATACTAATGATTTATCACCATCTACATCAAACATTAATATTTTACTTATAATATCATGTGTGCTAGTATATATTGCTTTAGTATTAAACCATCTTTTCATTTCCTTTATTCGATCTTCATTTTCCTCACTCTTATATGCTACATTTTTTCTTACTGCGTGTTCTCTATATAAATGAGGACTTCTTAAACAGTCTAATTCAGGTTTATTATCATAAAAGCTACACCATACTTCACCATTTTGCAATAATCCTTTAGGATTTTCTTCATGTAAAAATAGCCATTCACAAAATGCATATGTATCAGGTGCTAAGAATGTATATATGGCATCTATATCTAACTTACCTGCTCTGCCTTCTTTCACTAAACTCTTTTTAACATTTTTTAATATTTCTTTATTATATGTATCATTTAACAACTCTGGATATATTTCTAATGATTGCTGTAAATAGTTTTTATTTCTATTTGCAGAAGTGACACCTAAAACCTTTAGCATAGTATTCTTATCATTACTTATATTTTTAATTTTATTAATAGTCTTTTTAGATATCTCTTGTAGTTCCGTATCAGTTATATCCGTCAATGTTTGCAACATTTGATAATTAATTTTGGCTTTCTGAAATTTGTCTTCTTCCTCATTACATGTTCCTGCTTGACAATTATATTTGATGAAGTTGTCTATATATTCTTCCCAACTTTTATAATATTTCCACATTTTAAATTGACTTTTGGTAAATATAATTTCTATTTTTTCTTTTAATATGTCATGTTCCTTCCCATATATATCTTTTACTATACCACAATATTTACCTAATTCTTTACTTTTTTCTCTAATAAATTTATTAAATGGTGATGATATTAATAACCCCTTGACCCAAGGTGATCTAAACATTCTATTTCTACCTAATTTAGGTAGCATTATTCCACAACCATCCATGTGAGGAATTGGCACATCTTTGATAACTCTTTCTATTGTATATGTTTCATCATCAATCAAATCTACAGTTTCTTTTACATTAGTTTCAAAATCATCAACTACTATAGTTTTAGTTATATCAAAATCTTTCCATTCATCTGTGGCGCTATTATTTAAAGCTAAATATGCTAAGTATTTGTTTATATTTACTCCACCACATTCATTTATTCTTTCTATAGTTAAACCACAACTTAGAGTATTATAATATTTTTGTAGTTGGCTTTCTTTAATAAATACTGTTTTTTTAGTCCTTATTTGTCCTGCACTAGCAGTTAAACAAGTATATTTTTCTCCTTTAAGCATGAATCCATCTAAAATTAAATCTTCGATTATTTCAAAGAAATAAGTTTGTACAATTATTAAATCTTCGGTTAAAGTGTCTATTGGTACTTGCATAACTCTAGTTAAGGTAGATTCAAATACAGAAATTACATTTCTCATATTTAAATATTCTTGATTTAATCTTCTTATATTGTTGTTTGTATGATTTAATTGTCTTGTTTCTTTAAATTCAACATATAATGTATCTTTTATTGTTTTTATTTTCTTATTTATATTTTTAAATGAGTGGTCTGTCATTTTATATAAAACGTCATATTGAATTTTAGAATCCTCACCTTTACACTTATCTATTTTCTGATTTATTTTATTTAGTTTTTTATTTAATGTTTTTCTAAATAAGTAATACTTGTTTAGTCTGTTATGTATCTTCATTTCATTTTCATTATAAAAAGCACTTGTATCTACACTATATATATGTATTTGTTTATTCAAACTAATAACAATCTCCTCCCTTTATTTTAATCATCTTAACTCTCCAACAATACTACCGTTGAAATTTCATCAATAAGCGTTTAATTCCATCTCAATGATAAATTATATGACTTTGCATCTACATTTCATTTATCATTAAAATTCTCACCATAGAATCAAGGCTACAGCCTATTCAATAATTAATCATTTTTATAATATTTGATGATATTTTTATGAATTATATTTTATATATTATTTTAATTTAATTTTATATTTAAATGACTTATAAATTTTTAAAATCTCATTTACCGTACTACCATGAAAATTTAACCTTCTATTGATTTATTTTAATTAAATGATACGATATTAAGAAAACATGGTAGATTTCATTTTATGACCATTTTACTCACGATAGAATGCGACCTACAGCCGTTTTAAAATTCTTTAATTTTCTTAAATTTAACTCATTTTTTAGAATAGTCATTTCAGCCTAGTTAATAAACAACTTCTAAATCCAATATGAATGTTATTTTCTTATCTACATTTTCCCATAACACACTGTCTAGATCTTGTCCATTAACTTTGTATGCATATAAATTTGATTTGTCACTACCATTCATAACTAATTTTTCTCTTAGTACAATTCCTTGATCCTTGAATAGTTCCTTATCATTTTTATTTAAGATTCTTACTTTTATTTCATCACCTAACATACCATCTAACATAGAATTAATAGGTATATATTTATCTCCTGTGCAAATTGCATATTCCCCATTCATAGTGAAATCTAATTTTCCTGTATATTTCATAATTATCTCTCCTTGTAATTTTATTTTAATTAATTTTTTATATCATCTTTAAATTTTTATCTTTTGTTATTTGGTATATTTATCCTGTGTTTAATCTGAATACTCTGCACAAGCTAAAGCTTGGCAGTTACCTTGCCATTTCCTTTATGTATATAATTAAACTATATATATGTTATTTGTTCCATTTGTCCATATTGTTTATAATCCATTTTCTTCCCTTTTCATACCATTTAAGTGTTTGTGACCATTCATTAATATGATAGTCTGCGTAGTTTTCTTTTAATAGAAAATCATAGTTTGCATAAGGTTTATATATTTTACCTTGCTTATATAGAATTTTATTTTCCCTTAATATTTTATATAATTTTCTATCTGTGATACCTAAATCTTTAGCAACATCATTAGTTGTAACTAACTTATCTGCATGTAATACTGTATCATGATAATCTATTTTAACTTTATTTCTTTGATTATATTTATATAACTCATTCACTGCTATAGCCCTATCAGGCTCATTTTCAGCAAACATTATATTCATAAATAGAAGTTTTTCTTTATTAATTTCCTCTGTTTTTTGTTCATTAGTAGTTTTTTCTTCTATATTTAATAATTGGGTACGAACTTCTTTGGCTACTTCACTATCCCTCAATAGCATTCCAATTCTTAATATTGCACGTCTTGAATAAATAGTGATAACGGTTGTTACATTTTGTAACGACCCTTTTGTTACTTCTTGAACTTTTTTAATTCCTCTAATTGTTTCAACACCATCTTTACTTAATTCATTTTTAAATCTATTTTTTATTTGTCTTATATTTTCTTCTGTAGTTTGATAATATTCAGCTACTTGCTTTGTTGTTGCAAATTCTGTATCAGGAAGTAATAATAATTCTTTTACCTTATCTAATACCTCAATTTTACCTATTAATTTTTCTCTTAATTCCTCTTGTTCTGTTAATTGTTGTTCTTTTATCATTGAATCATCCTCTCTATTTTTGTTTTTTATTTTTTGATTAATTCTATTTATATTATTACATTTTTATATTTGGTACTTTTATGTGTTTATCTTATATTAGAACTATTAAATATGTATATGTTATTTAGTCTTTAATCTTCTATCAGCTCTTTGTCTTAACTTTTCATGTTTAGGAAACCATGCTTGAATACCTCTCATTACCGTATCATAGTTTCTTTTTTTAGTAGTTGCTATTTTTGCTCCCATTCCATAGTTTCTTTTTAATATACTATACAAATTGCTTATGTATGTTCGATAATATTTGTCTATTAAATCTTGATTATAGTCTAATACCTCATTTACTCTGGTTCTACATTTCTGATTAATCATATTGCGTTGTTCGTCTGTGATTTCCTCATTTAATTCTAAATTGTCCATTCTATCTTGGATATTTGTTATCTCACCTGTTATTTTATTATATTGGGTCGCAAGTCCCCTTACTGTATTCTTTGTACTTACTAATTCTGCCTTCATAACTTCTGTTGTTTCCATAGAATTTTGACTAACCATTAATAAATTTCCCATCATTTGTTGTAATTCTTGTCCATTAAATTGTTTATTTTCCATACTAAAATTCCCCCTAATTTATATTTCTATTATTTTAAACATATTGTTTCATATTTGATTTAACTGCTAAAACCCAATCTTCCATTAATCGAACTGCCTTTATGTATGAGTTTTTTTCATATTGTGGTAACTCATTTATATGTTCTGCTAACCATGCCAAACCCGAACTTGTTTCTATAAAACTATGTACTCTAGTACAAAATATCAATGCACTATCTTGTAGCTTTTTAGTATAATTTTCACTTTCTGATTTTTCTTTCATGCTACAAATTTCATCTTCTAAATTGAACATCTGTTTTACTTTTGAGTCATATTCTCTTTTCAAATCATTGTAATATTTATCTTTTTCTTTTATTTTATTTTTCAAGTCCATATAATCATCGGGTACTATCTCCTTTTCAACCGTAACTTCTTTTAGAATTTCTTTAGGTTTTTTTTCTAGTTGCTTTTTTAAATCTTCAGCTTCGTTTTTTATATTTTTTAATAAATTATATTTACTACTTAATTCATTAAAGCATTTTTGTAACTCTTCATTTTCGTTTTCTAATTGTAACTTCTCATCTATAATTTGTTGTGTTCTCTTTTGTGTGAGCTGTTTTATCTTTTCCTTACCAATATCATTAAAAAATATTTCTTGTTCATCTTGTGGCATTTTAGCCCATATTTTATATGCCGTAGTAGATTTTAAAGCACCAGTTTCCACTAGCGATTGTAATTCAGGGATAAGTTCATTGAGTTTTTTATAATTCCTAAGTTGTCTTTCATCAATACCAATTTGCTTAGCTAAATCATTTTGAGACTTTTTAGCTTCGGAAATTATTTCCGAACCACTATATTGATTACTACCTTGTCTTATCCCATATATTCGTTCCAATTCCATTATACATCTAGCCATCTTCATAGGATTAACATTACCTACGCCTCTTTGCATGATGTTTGTACATATCAAATCTTCTAATATCATATCTTCTTTTGAAATATGTAATTTTGGGTCTTCATCAGGATAATGAGTTATTCTACATGGTATTTCTAATATACCAATTTCCTTACAGGCTCTAACTCTTTGATGCCCACTTACTATTAATAAGTCTTGAGTTACTACTATTGCTTCAACTACTCCTCTTCTTACTATGGATTTTATAAAATCGTCCCATCTTTCTTTAGGAATATCATCGAAGAACTCTTGATTTCTTGGATGTGGTTGTAATTTTAATATTTCTATCATTTGCATAGGTCAATCATCCCTTCTTTATATGTTTTAACTTGTGTTTATTGGTTATTATCAATACAACTTCTAATTTCTTGTGATTTAAGTCATTTTATCATCTTCCTTTCTATTCTCGTTCCTATTGGAAGAAACTTTATGTTTGTTTTAAATTATTTTAATTTGTCTTTATTATTGCTTTTCAGCTACATTCGTTTCGTTCCTGTCTACATTTATTATATTACCACCTCTCCTAAACTATGTCAAGTATTATTTTAATTAATTTTTATTTAATTTGAATAATTTTTCTTTTGAGTATTGCTACGTTTAATATTGCTATTGATCTTATCAGTATATACTAACCCTTTAACACCTATTTCTATTTGTAATTGCTTATTAAAGTTAATATCATCTCCATACTTACCAAAATAAGTGGAACAATAATGTCTATCTTGTGTGATATAGTTATTGTTATATATGATTAGATTTAATTCATCTGCAAGTATCCTATTGTATTTAGATATTGTTTTGCTATGATTAATAATATTCTTAATAGAACTTTGAGTTAGCCATCCAAACTTAGCGTTATTATTAATTACTCTTTGAATAGCTATGTAATACCTAACAAAAGCAAACCTATCTATATTTGTATTATGTAGATAATCAAATATCTTATCAAGATCATAGTCATATATGCAAAAGTAATTATCAAAATCATTTTCTATTTCAATGTAGAACACATCTGAATTTTTAATAGTGTCAAATTCAATTGGACTATAGTGCAAGTCCATTATTTGTTTTATATATCCTTTAAACATAAGACCATTTATTGATGATTTAATTATTTTAATCATATTGCTATTCCTATTTAATATATACATATAATTCATCAATATATTAATACTAGCAATAGACACTTCTTTGATTGGACTATAATTTCTTTTTATTAAAGCCAATATTACCAATTCTTCATTTGTAATATCATTGGAGATATGTAATTCATTTTTTAATGTAATGTAATATTCTTTATTTATCATGCTACTACCCACCTATCCTGAAATTTTGAGCTGACGTTAGCACGAACTTGTTCGGCTAACTCTAATTGTTTTTATTATATTTTCTCTTTATAATACTTTTCTTTTTATACACTTCAATCTTGTTGCATTTTTGCTTGGACTGTTCGCTTGTGCTATTGCAAAAACGCTTGGACTGGTCAAAATATGATGAACAGCGTAAGCGTTTTTGCAATATCATATTTAAATTATCTTCATATATATTTTATAAATATACATTTCTCGAATTATCTCTTTTATCAGATTCTATTCTTACTAGATTGAATCTATTGAACATTAACCAACCTGCCATACGTTGTGAGTTAATTGCTATAGTTTTCATTGTAAAACTCCCCTTTACCTTTAATTATTTGATATATTGTGATTCCTTAATTTCTCTTAACTTACATATAGTATATCATACTAATTTATGATTTACAATGTTTATGTTTTATTTTAATTAATCTTCATTTGTTCTAAAAACATAGGGATAAACTCTATTACCCCTTATTATCTCTTGAACAATTTTCTGAAGAATCCCTTTTTATCCTGCTCTTTGTTTTGTTCTTCGTTTTGTTTTCTACGTTCTTCCATGTGTTTCTTCAGATTATTTACTAACTCTATATCTTTGTTATAAACTTTCTCGATTTCCTTATTAGTATTTTCTGTAGTAGCGTCTATATGTGCCTTTAGATTGTCCATATTTGCCTCCAGCTTGTCTTCAATTGTGGCTGATATATAATCCTTTAATTCAGATTGAGTTCGCTCTAAGGCTTCATTATGAGAGTTCAAAGCTACAGATAGCTGTTCTGAAATAGTATTGTTAATTTGAATAGATATATCTTTTAAAAATTGTTTTTTTATTTCTTCTAGTTTTAATAATGCTTGTTCATTTAGAATATCTTCATTTTGAGATGGTATTTCTCTTATAGAAGCAACTTTAGTACTTGATGAGGGATTTCTTTTTAAATCTTCCCATCTTTTTTGTGCTTGTTTTATTGTAAGACGTTCTTTTTTAAGTAGCTCTCTTGTATAGGCTAAATCATCTATATTTTCTTTGGTAAATTTTCTATTGCGTCCTTCACGTTCTATATGAATATAATCACTAAAACAATCACACCAATATCTAATTGTACTTTCGTTCTCATTTAAGATTTCAGCAACTTCAGGAGTTTTATAAGTAAGTTCTTCATCAATATTAGAATAATCAACATCTACATATTTAAGATTTTCTTCCTTCATAATAGTATCACCTCAATCAAATTATACCTTATATTGTAAATCAAAACAACTTTAATACAAGCTTTAATGGGCGTGCTTTTTCAACTGCGTTAGATATATATAAATTCATACACACTAGTATTTTCAATGCATACATTTACTTTAATAGTACTTAAATTGAGATTAAAGTACTATTAAAGTAAAAAATAAAAGAGGATTAGTCCTCTCTTATTTTTGTATTACATATATTTACTAAAGAAATCATTTATGTCTATTTCTTTTTCAACATTATCTATACTTATTTCTTTATTTTGAGAGGCTATTGGCTGACTAGCTTCTTGCTCTGTAGTTACTGGCTTCACAACCATATCCTCATTTGAAGTTTGACCCTCTCTTTGTTTCATTTTATCTTCTATAATTAAATTTAGCGTTTCTATTGATGTTTTTTGAGGTTCTATACCAGTTGCCACAACTATATTTTTCTTACTATTGTATCCTTTAAATGTTCTTCTTGGTAATCCAACTATGTTCTTAATTGCTTCAACATCAACTACTCTTGTAGTAGATATTCCCATGAATTCACAAGTATTTGTTGTATATTCTGCAAATATACTTTCTTTTAAACTCTTAGCTAACGCCACTTTTATATCTTCTTTATCATCAAATTCTAATATTACATTACTCTTTTTCATTGTTAATAATTTGCCTATTTCATCTTCGTCAACAACACCTTCAGCATGAGACTCACTCATATTCATAAAGTCATTAAATAACATAGCAAATTCTTTATTTATATCAGATTCTTTTTCTCTTTTATTATTATCTAGTAAGTATATTGATATATCTTTACCATCATTAGTACTTTTCATGATATCATTCCAACAAGCTATAGCATTTGTATGTTCATCTATATCTTCCGTATCTTTAGGTAAAACTCCTACAAATCCGAAATGTTTGTTTGGATACATTTGCTTTGCTAGTCCTAAAATTGGAGGTGTTATACCTGATCCAGTTCCTCCTGCCATTGTTGCTACAAATATAACTATATCACATGAAGAAAATTTCTCCATTATTTGAGCTATTATCTGTTTATAATAAGTTTGAGCATATCCAATAGCTTTTTTTCTTTCTTTCCCACAACCTTCTGCAAAAGGTATATGATAAGTATGTTTTGCATTTTTCAATGAATCTAAATCTTTCTTACTAGTATTTATAAATAGTGCATTATAATCTCCACATACGCCTAATAAAGTATCTACTATGTTTCCTCCACCTTGTCCTATTGGTGCAAAAACTATTCTATTTTTCATTTATAACTCCCCCTATTTTACATTATTGATTTTAACTTTTCTATTCCGTTTGGTGTAATATAAAAAGTCTTACTTATCCCTTGTTTACAGCCTTCTTTTACGTATTGCAACTCTAAGAATTTTTTAATACTTCGTCGTACTGTTGACATAGATAATTCAGAAATCTTACAGAGTTTAGTATAAGTAAATGATTTTAATTCTGTAGTGCATTGATTTTCTTTAAGCATTATTAATATTTTATATTCATTTTTATTTACTGCCATTCTTCAATCACCTCTCATTCTAACTACAATCTTAGTTTAACTTTTTTTCATTCTGATAGTAGTCGCAGTAATGTAAAAAAATATTCATAATACATTCTTTATTAGTTCATACTATGGTCAAAACTATGTCAAACCATAGTTAAAATATATTCATATCATGTTTATTTCTTTCTTTACTATATTATACTATATTACTTAGAAAATGTGTACTTTTTTTCATATATTATTCAAAATATTTTCTAATTATATCTATATTATAGTCTGACTATAGTCTTATATTAGTCTAATAATATTTAAATTATATTCAAACTATGTTTATACTACAGTCATATTATGTTCAAATGTTAGTCACATTGTATTCTTTTTATAGTCAACCTAATGTCGTAATTATTTCCATAATCAATCTAATAATATTATATCACGAATTAGCATATATTGTAATTTAAAGTGTTAGATTAAGTTATTCTTTAATTTGTGTAAAAAAAGAAGGGCATTCACCCTTCTAAGCAATTTAATACATATCCTTTTTTATTATCTTCTATTTTATTCAATGCTTTTATAATATCTTTTACAGTCCATAATTCTAACCAAGGTACTTTTTCAGCATATTCTAAAGCATTTTTATTATATTTACTAGTGGTTATAACTATTGCTCTTGTAGCATCATCTCCAATTGCACTTCCAACTAACTTTTGTAATATTTCTCTTCCTATCAAATTATTCATATTCCAATGCTTACATTCTATATATATTTTTTCTTTATTATTTGTAGCTATAACATCTTTACCACCATCGCATGTTTCTACAGTTGCTTTAGCATTATATCCTAATTGTGTAAAGAGATTTGCTACAAATACTTCAAATTCTCTAGGCGACATACCCTTTATCTTCCTTGAGATATCAAAACATGTATAGTCTGTATATCTCCACCTGTAAGCATAATAAATCCACTTAGTAAATTTCAATAAAATATAAAGGCCTCCCACTATTATGACTAAATTTATGCCTAGCTTAAATAGATTAATTATTAATTGTTGTATTTTTTCTATATGATTATACAACATTATTAAAAGTATCCCACAACATAGTAATCTCAAGTTATTAATAAATCTTTTAATAGATCTCAAATCATCACATCCTTTAATATGATTTAGCCTAATATAATTTTAGATATATCTTTTGCAAAAGAAATTTTATTATTCATAATAACCGTGTCACACTTTTAAAGCATATGTCATAGCATATAGTATAAGATATAGAAAATAAACATTAAGGAGTTGATTTATGTGCCTTACGGGTTATTAATAGGTGGTTGGTCAATCGGAATGATATGTTACATATCATTAACTAAAATTGGTAACAAAAATAACTTTAAATACGCAGATTTAACGTCTAGGATCAAAAAGGCTAAGAGATTAGACAAAAATATAAGTAAAAGTCTCGAAGATAAAAATTTATTTTGATAAGGTGATGATATGAAATTCGTATTCATGCATATAAAAAATAAAAAACTTACTCAACAGAATAAAAATAAAATGATTGACATAGGCAAGTCCCAGATAGTTGTAAGAGATAGAAAAGAAATAGGCAAATCTCTATTAAAACAACCCAAATATGAAATAATTGAAAGCAATACTATCAATAAACTATCTATTAAGGATAAATTATCCGATATCAAATCAAAGTTAAAAGAAGAATATAGAAAAAATAAAGAAATACAATATCTCAATGAAAGATGGCTAGATGTAATGTTTAATTGCAAGTTTATCAATGCATTTAAAAAGACATTTACACTAGTTAATTTAAAACACGAGAACTATGGATTTAGCTGTAGGATACTTATTCCAGATGGATATTGCATAGATGATTTAGATAATAAGACGACCGTGATACAAAACAATGTTGGCTGTACTTTTGTATTAGAGAAATTTAGTAATAAGAGATATGCTAACGCTAAGTTTATACTAATAGAAAATTGCAATAAGATACCTTTTAAACCTGTAGAGGTTGAACCTTATCAAGTTTGTGCAGGAGTCGATGAGGGAGGACATCCTGTAATATTCAATATGAATATAGAACCTATGGTACTTATTGCAGGGGCTACCAGAATGGGTAAAAACGGATGCATCGACCATGCTATACCTTCTTGGATTTACTATTGTAGTGAAGATGATATACATTTATATTTATTTCAATTTGCAAAAGGAGATTTAGGTAAATATCAAAAGTGTAAACAAGTAAAATGCTTTTCCATGAGTGATTTAGATAAATTATTAGAAGTTTTAAACGAACTAAAAACTGAAATGAGCGCAAGAATGAATATGATGTCTTCTATGTTAAATAACTTCAAGGGTGACAACCTATATGATTATAATAAACTTAATCCTGATAAAAAATTACCGTATATTTATATAATAATAGATGAATTTATGGATATAGCCAATTCTGAAGGAGATAAAGAATATTCTAAGGTAAAAGCACATATCATATCTATCTTACAAAGTATAGCTGAATACGGAGGTGCATTAGGTGTTAATTATATAATACTTCATCAAAAACCTGAAAAATCCTTGATGCCTACTTTCTTAAAAAATCAATCTAATACTAGAATATGTTTTGGATTTAAAGATGAAGTATGTGGGAGAATTGTTTTAGGTGAAGACAGAGGCAAACTAGTAACCACCTTACAACCTAGAAAAGCATACTATGTATCTAATAGTGGGGAAGGATATTTATATACGACAAATTTAAGAAATAAGAATGGATCAAGTAGAATATTAAACTATATAAAGCCGAGTATGACTAATAAAAAAGAGAGTTCTAATGTTCATCATGTTAGTGATTGTAAAGTAGCTAAAAATGATAAGTATTCTAAATCTAAAGATAGTGAAGTTCAATTCAAAGAGAAAGTAAGTCAAATTAAAATTCAAATGGATAAAATCAATAAGCATAGTAAAAACTCAGAAGATACACCACAATCAAAAGGTAAAATCATTGAATTTCCTAATCAATATAATCAAGATAACAGTCATCATAATTTAGATGCTACACATACGTCTAACCCAACCTCCCAAAATAAGAAATATGATATAAAAATCACTCAATCTAATAATAAGTCTACAAGCAATAAACCTATTCAGAATCCAAATATCGATTCTAATTTTAGCAAAGTTAATATACCCAAAGTAAAAAGTAAAGAAGATGTTATAAGAGAAAATATAAAGAAAATACCTAATTTTGTTCCATATGAACCTCCTAAAACTAATGCAAAAATTACAGATGAAACAGATATAGCCTTTAAACAGTCTGAAAAATATAGAAAAGATATTAAAAATGAAAATGATAAGAAAGGGGATTACTAAACAATGCTAGTTAAATTAACAGGAAAATACGATAAAGCAATTTTAAGATATATAGAACAAAGTAGATTTTGTACAGCGAAACAAATAGCAAAGATATTTTATAAAACCTCTAGCCAAGGTGAGGCACTTGCTAGAAGGCGTTTAAATAGAATGATTGAAGCTCAATATCTAAGAGTGTATAGGTCTAAGAGTTTTGATAATAGAAATGTCTATGTATTTGATACGAAAGCAAATAAGAGTCTTAAACCTAGTCTACATGATATGACTATATTAGATTATCAAGCTGAATTAATCTATAGTGGAGCAGATATTATTTATTTTAAACCTAATCAATATTGGATGGATGGGAAAATAAGATCTGATGGATTTTGCGTGTTTAAATTTAATAATAAGATATATTACAATCTTATTGAAGTTGTTGTAAACCATAATGACGACAAGTTTAAAAAATATGATGATTTATATGTTACTAATGAAGTACAAAATATATGTGAAAATGAATTTCCTGAATTAATTATAATAGATAGTCTTACTCACAAAACTAATTTTAAATTTGAGCAAAATATTAAATTTAAAGTAATAGACTTAGAATTAAATGATTTTCCTAAGATATTTTTATAGTTAAAGTGTAACAACGACATATGCTATAGCATATAGTATAATATAACATCACTGTAGTACAGATTAACACACTCTAAAGCCACCATTCAAGCCGTTCTCGTTTTTCAATTGAAAGACGAATGAATATGAGTCGTGAGGGGTTGATAGGGGAGGGACACTTTTTCAATCCTCCTCTGAAAAATCAGCGCTTGTCCAAGAAATAGTTGTATAAATTCACTTAAAATATAAGTAACACATTTTAATACCATTTCATATAATGCATTAGGAATAATTTTACATATAACAAAAGTTAAAAATTATAAATAGTTATTAATTATTTGTTTATTTAGCTTTATATTTAACTATTCTATCTAATTTTTGTATATTGAGTTGTTAGTTAGATATAGTATATTTTAAGATACTTGTCTATCTAAAGACTCATCTTAGTATATTATGTTTAACTCAATAGCTTAATATATGAAAACTTAGATATGCTTAGTTAAATATACAACATAAATACAACTAATAATTTGATAAATAATTTATTAATTATTTAAGTTTTAGCTTGAACAAATAATATCTTCTATTTATTTCTTACAATAACAAAAGTTATATTATTACAAATACAAAAGTTTAAAGGAGTGTTTTTACAAATGTTAACTATAATTAAATCTTTCTTTCAGTTTCTTGTTATTATACAAGTTTTATCTTTATTACTTACTGGAAGTACTAGATTGGGTTTACATTTAATGAAAAATATTATACAAATTACTCACAGTACATTAAGATTAAGCATTAAATTAACTATTAGACAATTAAAATTTATAAATAAACTTATATACAAAGCAAATAACTATAAGTCAACTATCAAGACAAATGTAAATACTAAGCAATATCAACAGGAAATTTGTACGTACAATGAAAAAGTAGCAAATGGAACTAGTAACATAGTAGACCTTAGATCATATATCAAACAACAAAAAGAATATTAAAGGACTGGGTTTATTCTCTTTCCTTTAATATTAAATAGCTTACTCTACGTAGAACATATAGGAATAAATTCTAATATTCAGTTTTCAATATTAAAGATAATGATTATTTATGTAAAATTTATATAAAGGGAGAGATTAATATGTCTAATACAGCAATAATAATAGCCATGGGAAGTACAGCTATAGTATCAGCTATAACAGAAAAGGTGCTAATAGCTTTCAATAAACAAAATGAATCTCAAATGGTCAACATTGGTGGTTTAAGCTTAGTTGGGTGTCAAGCTGTATTATTAGTTACTAAACTAATCAAAGCTTGTAGTGCTTTATAAAGGAGTGACAAACAGTAGCTATGGTAGGAGATATATTTTCGGATATTATTAAAACTGCAACACTAACAATTGTATGGAATAAGGGGTTACAGGCATTCGGTAAAAAAGATTATGGTGAAATTATTAAATTATCTGGAATAAGTGTTTGCGGTATAGATGTTATTCAATTAGTTAGTTATTGGAGAAAAAATCCACCAGCAATAGTAAGAATAGTAAAAGGAACTGCCAATTTCTTTGAAAAAGTAGATAATGGAACAGGAAAAATAATGGACGGTATAGGGAAGTTTAACGAAAGCATTAAGTTTTTGATTGATAGGGGAATAGTTAAGTAAAGGGTGGTAACTATGTTGAACAGATGTAAAACTTATGAGTTCTCTAAAAAAGGATGGAAACAAGCTAAACAAGATAGTAAAAAGATAAAAAATAATAGAGTAATGGATTTAATTGTATATAGTACACTACTAGGATTAACTGTAGGTAATATAGTAAAGAATGATACCTTTCTTAAAATAGTGGCGTGTGATGGAACTAAAAGAGTAGTAAAAACTTTGATAATACATTAATAATATTTAAGAATAAAGTAAAAATAGATGACTACTTATAGTAATAACAGTTTGTAACAAAAATAATCACTACCATTTATTTTATAATATATTGGTTGTTGATTTTTAAATACTGTTATATCATTTTCGTCATCTATTTTCTAGTACAAAAATTTAAATTTAGTTATGTGTTCTACATTAAATAGTATTATCTTTAAATTATATAATATGCATCTATATAAACTAAAAAAAGGAGACTATATCTCCTTTTTTAGTTTATTGGTATACAAATAGCTTCTTCATTTAACATGAAAACTAGTGTACTGTTATAAATAGGAGATAGTTTTTTATGTCATTTATAGAATGCACAAGATGTTTCACTTTTATACTATCTCCTATTTATATTTTATAAAAATTTCATGTAATTAACGGATATTTAAATTCTTGACTAGTTAGATAGAAAATATACATATGGATTATGAAAAATTTATTTATTATAATTTGTATTTATTGTATAATTAACTTATATTTAGTATATATTAATCTAACCATATAGGAGAAATTGTATTATGAATAATAAAAATATTGAACAAATACCATTTATAATTCAAGAACTTTACTCGATAGTAAGTGTATTGGAGTCATCTTTTAAAGGAAGAAAATTCACTCCTTATGGACATTTAGCTGGAAGTATAGGTGAGGTATTGGCATCCTATTATTATGATTTAGAACTATTACCCTGCTCAACTAAAACACATGCTGCTAAAACAAAAGATAATAAATTGGTTAAAATAAAAGTAACTCAAGGGAAATCTATAGGGATTAGTAGTAAACCAGACTATCTTATTGTTATTAAAATATTACCAGATGGCAGTATAGAAGAAATATATAATGGATCAGGATATTTAGCATGGCATAATACAGGTAAAACGCAGAGGAATGGTCAACGCTCAATATCAATAAACAAACTAAATAAATTAATGGAAGATATGCCAATCAATTTACGCATACCTAGAGTAAAATAATATTTTAGGTGTGCGTGTTTTTTATTTTTATATAATTATTAAAAATTAATTTTTACGTAAATTTTATTTTTATATTTTTCACCGATACACCCTGTATCGTAAAAGGTGAAATTTTAATGTTTAAAAAGTGGATTAAAGTATTGATATATAAGGGTTTGCGGGGTGTCAATGATATGCAAATTTTTAATGATGAGATGAGTTAAGATAGGTAATATCGTTCAAAGTATTGATACATAAGGGTTTGCGAGTATGAAAAGGGTAAAAATGAGTGATTTTTGATAAAAATAGGGTAGTTCAAAAAGTAAAAAAGTGGCTATTTGTAAGGGTTCTAACGATACACTTTTCGATACACTTTTTATTGAAATTTGCAAGTTTTAAAATTTTAAATTCAAAATTGAATTATCACTGAAAAAAATTAGTTGGTATGTGAGTTGATGTACTAGGGTAAACGCTGAAGCCTGAACCCCACTAAACAATGAGAAATACGCCCCCTCTATACTAAATACTTTAGTGTAGTAAATTACTAAGTTTCAAGACATAACAACCGTTATGTGTTGTATAAATTACGCTCAGCGTCCGAAACCGTTGGTATGACTAGCTTTGAGGTAGCTTTAGCGTACTAAAGTTATGATAATTTTAGGTACAAAATAGATAATTTTTATATAAATATATAAATAATAGAGGAATTTATATCCTTATGTGATTTAGATTACCATTTAATATTATTTAAGGTATTGTATTATATAATAATGATTACTATATAGTGTAATTACAGAAAAATGAAAGTGTTTATTTACCTTGTTGCAAATATCGAAATAAAAGCTTATATTATCAAGCAAATACTTCTCTATCCATTTTCACTCTACTTTTAACTTTTTACTATATTAGTGTAATTTTACACCATGATATATTATCCTTATTTATCTTCATTTATCTCAATCAATCTCACTCTAATTATCTATATAAATATAAAAATATTTAAAAAATAAAAATTAATAAATAAAATATTTAAAATAATATAATTTTAGATTATAAAATAACATCTTTATATAAATATAATTATAACAGTATGATAAGCAAATAGTAATATGAGACTTATACTACTATTCTATTTAATCCTATTCAACATTACATAACTATTTACTTAAATTCAGTTACCCAAACAAAATAATTACGAAAATAAATTAAAATCACTCCATAAATTTATTGATATATGTTTCCATATATGGTATAATATATACATAAGATAAAGAAAGGGGTGAAACAGTTATGGTATTGAAAATATATAGTTTTTTTACTGGATTGTTTGGTTTATATTTATTATTACTAAAAATAAAAAAGGCTAAATACGAAGCCGAGAAAGCTAAGTATGAAGCCTTAATCAAACAAAAAGAGTTAAACTAATAACTCAATGGATGGGGAAATGCCATTCCCCATCTGCTATATATTATACCATAACAATTAATTATATGAAATATATAATAATAACATTAATATTAATCTTAATTGCACTATCTATCTCTAAAACTAAAAAAGATACAAAAGTTTTGGAAAAGGAAGTTCATGAGTTAAAGAAAAAAGCTAATCAAGATTGACTTAAATATGTCATATTCCATTATTAAAACTATTAATGTAATCTTAATTTTACGTATGCAGTATATACAATTCTATATATGTCAACTAGATTTATACTGCGTGCAATTACATATAATATTAAAATTATACTGATTGAAAACAAATTAAAATTATACAATATATATATTGATAAACCTTCCCATATATGTTATAATATATACATAAGGAGGTGAGGAAATGGGGGAGAAAATAAAAGAGTTCCTCAAGTTGACAGATGAAATTACTAAACAACTAGAGAAACTCACAATCAATTTAATATCCTTAATTGGTTGGATTGCAATACTAATCTTTACAATTAAAGGTATATTTAAATAATTACATAAGGGGTTAAGTTCACACCTTAATCCCTTATAAAAAAAGTATATCATATTTTTCCCTCATTAATCAATATGAAAAATTTATATAAGGATTTAACTATTAGAATCATACGACTTATAGGATTAATAGCTTTCTTAGTAATATCTTTATACTCTATTTATCAAACTTTTATTAAGTAAGTTTTATATTACACTCTACTATTAAAACTATCAATATAACCCTGATTTTACGTATGTAACATACAATCACTATATTTGCTAAAATATTAAATATATCATACCTATAGACTTTATATCTATATAAAATACCTCTTATTTGTGTAAGTTTTTCCGATACAGAAATGGGAGGTATTTTTATTTATCAATATTTGGGAAAAATTAAATAAAATCCTAAAAAAGTATTGACTTTTTATACTATCGATAGTATAATATAAGTATAGAAAGGAGGTGAGATCGAATGTTAGAACAACTTCAAATATTTCAAACTGTTGTCAGTATAGTTTGCACACTAATAACAACAGTAATCGCAGTTTTAACTTACATTGATAAAGATTAGGGGATTTCCCCTTAATCTTTATAATCTCACCTCATGAAGTTATTCTAACATTTAAACAATATGAATACAAGAAAATTAATAATAAGTTTAGCAGTTTTCAATGTTATCTTTGTAAAAAACTTAATATTAAAAACAATAATTACAATTATATTAGTTGTTATGTACTTTAAATACAAAAATAGAAAGGTGTAATCATGGAAACAAACAAACAGACTGAAGCCAATAAAAAGTGGCAAGAAAAAAATAGAGAGCGTACTAGATATCTAAGGGATAGGTCTACAGCTAGAAGTTTTATAAAAAATAAAGCAACATTGGAAGACTTAAAAGAACTTAAGCAACTTATTAAAGAAAAGGAAAATTCACTAAGAAAGTAAATATATCCCTGGACTTCATATCTATATGTGACACCTCTTATTTGTGAAACCATTTTGGTATAAACAATTAGGAGGTGTTTTTATATTTATAAATTTTTGAAAATATTATGATAATTTCCTAAAATATACTTGACATTCAACGTATGCGTTGATACAATATATACATAGGGAAAAGAAAGGAGGTGAGAAAAATGGTTGAAAAAATAAAGAAGCTTAATGAACTACTCGCAATAGTCATTAAGCTACTAACAAAAATATATATTATCAAGCTAATATTAATTAAAATTTTTAGTTAATATTAGTGGGAGGGTTTAATCCCTCCTGTATATATTGTATTATTTCAACCATTAATATGCAATATGATAAAAGAAAATTTTAAATTAATATGTAGTGTAATACTTAAACTAATGATAATAGCACTGTTAATTTATTTAATAATCTTTAAATAAGAAGAGGATTTTATTCCTTTCTTATAAAATAGGAGGGAAATTTAATGAAAAAATATACAATTGATGAAATTATGGACTTAAAAGAAGTAGCAGATAAATATAACTTGAATTTAAATACTTTACGTAGTATTTGCAATAATGCTTCACATGGATTAATTCAGGGTGTAGATTATCGTAGAGCAGGTAGAGTTTGGCTTATAACTAAAGATGCAGTAAAGAAAATAATAGAAAATACCAAAAATAGTTAAAAGAGTATTCATTTTCACCTTATGAGTTGATATTCTGAATAAGGTAAAAGAAATTAGGTGAAGACTATAGAAAAACTGATCGTGTGTGGTTAATTACAATAGATGGGATGAAAAAAATTCTAAATAGCAAAAAAATGGATTAATCATTATTTTTGTATATAAAAGAAAGGTTGTGATTAAATGGATAATAAAAATTTAAAATTAACTTTGGTTAGTTTTGTACTTACTCTTATATCTCTTATACTAACTATCATTAATTTTTGTCTTATGCACTATAAATGATAGTATACTTATCGTTATAGCTTATATATATTATTTGTCAGTATAATAAAAGAGAACATCAAACAAATAAACTTTGACATTATAAAAATAACTAAATTAATACCAGCTTTTGCAATAGCAACAACGAAATATATTTTGAAAACTATAATAGAACACACATATTACAACTTTAAAACCTTGTTTAATGCAAGGTTTATTTTTCTATAAAAATACATAATTTTTACATAATATCTATTGACTTATTACGTACATGTGATATAGTATAAATATAAAGAGGAGGGTTAAAAACAGTTAACAAAACCTTATATAAGTTTATAAAACTTTATTGAAATTATATAATATTTATGTTATAATAAATTCAGAGGTGATATAAATGAAATATTATTCTATAGGGCAATTTTCAAAATTAATAGGTAAAACTTCTCAAACATTAAGAGAATGGGATAAAAAAAATATATTAAAACCACATCATGTAGCACCAACGGGGTATAGGTATTATTCACAAGAGCAACTTAATCACTTCTTAGGGTTAAAGTCAGAAGTTCAACTAAATAAAAAAACTATTGGATATTGTAGAGTTAGTTCTCATAAACAAAAAGACGACCTTGAAAGACAAATTGAAAATGTTAAAACGTATATGTTTGCCAAAGGTTATCAGTTTGAGATTATAACAGATATAGGGAGTGGAATTAACTACAATAAAAAGGGATTAAATCAACTAATCGACATGATAACTAATTCAGAGGTTGAAAAAGTGGTTATTCTATATAAAGATAGATTAATTAGATTTGGATATGAACTTATAGAAAATCTATGTAATAAATATGGAACAACTATTGAAATTATAGATAATACTGAAAAATCAGAAGAACAAGAGTTAGTTGAAGATTTAATTCAGATAGTTACAGTTTTTAGTTGTAGACTTCAAGGCAAGAGAGCAAATAAAGCTAAGAAAATGATTAAGGAGTTAATTGAAGATGATACTTTCAAAGA